TCATAGATTAAAAAGCCATCCTATCTCTTTCCACTCCTCGGCGGTCAGCAGCTCGCCCCGGCGTTCCCGCTCGGCGCGCTCCTCCTCCCTCTTTAGCTTCTCGGTTTTTTGACGGTCGCGTTCGATGCGTGCCAGTCGGTCGGCTCGATATTCGAGAAACACCTGCAACGCCTCAGTGATGACAAGCGGATCTACCGTGCCGTAGAAATGCCCGTAATGCCCCGCCTTGAAACGCTGGAAAAAGAGCATCAACTCCGAGAGTTTCAGATAACCGAAGTTGTCTGCTATGACTGCAGCCACTGCGTCGGTGATACGAGAAAACTCCTCCTTGCCTTTCACGCCGCAGAAGTTCACGAGGTCGGTTAGCTGAATATCCAACCACGAATCGAGCACATCCCCACCGTAGGCTTTCCGCACCTGACGCAGGGAAGGCGCATCCCCCGTGAAGCAACGGTCGATATTCGCGGCGCAATAGCGCTGCACGCCGGGGTTAAAACGCTTAAGCATCACCGCCGCCGTCCGTCCCCATTTCCCGCGCCATTGTGCGAGCAAGGCGCGCTCTGACCCGCTCTTCGCAACGGCGCATGAACTCGTCGCTGGTAATGTCGCAATGAGCGACCCGATTGTCTGCATTTCTGCCATAGTCGTTTGTCGTTTTCAGCGGGAATATCCCCGCCCAGTTATTAGCCTTGGACTGCTCGATAATCCCTCGGGCAGTATCCGCATTGCCCCCGGAAAGTTCCATAAGCCGCGCATAGAAGCTCTCGAAGCCCCGCTGGCGATAGGTCTGTCCGCGTTCAGACTTGTAGGCAAGCCAATCCGCCACAATGGGTTGGAACGTAGGTTCGACAGCCGAGGTGTCAAGCGTGCACCGGGATTTTTTCGGGAAAAAGTCGTTTAGCCACGTCTGGAAATACACGTTTTTTGCATGCTGGGCATGGTATCCTAATTTAACATAATCAACGGTCAAACCATCCGTCTTTTTGCAAAAGTCATTATAGTCGTCAGCAAGCGACTTGCGTTTTCCCTTAAACCCATCCCAAAGAGTTACGAACTCTTCGGGGATGCCCGTAACCTCTTCCCCCTGCAAAGGGGGATTATAGGGGGTATTATATGTTTGGTTTAGTTTATCTTCTATATAAGAAGTATCCTCTGTTTTAGGTGTCCCGTTAGGTGTACCTTTAGGTGTCCCGTTAGGTGGGACTATAGGTGGTAAATTTGAACACCTAAAAGTGTATTTGCATTTATCGGCACGACCTTTTCCGCCGCCGGAGAATGAGATCAACCCAGCCTGCATAAGACGATTTTTGGCGGCGCGCAAGCTCTTAGGTGACACCCCTACATTGATCGACGTCCGTGCGTCGGAATGCGTGAAGTTATCCGGCCAGCCTAACCGATTCGCTTGTTCTACAAGGTAGAAGTAAAGCCTCGATTCACAGCAGCCAAATTGCCACGTTGCATCAAGTTGCCAAAATTTTCGTATCAGGTCTAAGTAATTCATTCTATGTCCGTGTTACAGCCACACTTTTTGATGTTGCATTTCCCGCTCGATGAAAGAGATCCATTCATTATCCTCGGGGCTTGGTAAGTTGATGCCCGCCTCCATTGAAGCCCAATTACGGAACCGATCTATTGCTGTTGTCATCTCTCCTGTATCAAGGTCACGACTTGACCGGAGCCTTTCGACCTCCTTGTGCATCAGCTTGTCGTATTCGACGCGCACAAATAATTCCGGGTTGCATAGCCGTTTGAAATATTCCTGTTTGACATATCCTATCGGATTCCCGGTTTGCATGGCGAATTCGCCAAGAATACAATGAAGATATTTATTTTGAGAAGACGTCCTGACTGGTTTTTTATCCGTCAGCTCAACAATACATCTCCTTGAAATTAAGGAGGCAACCCGATGTTTAAACCGACATATGTCGATTTCACAATTAAGATCATACCGCATTATAATACTCCCATTTATATCCTTTTGCAGTATGCTGTTTACCTTGGCATACTCTCGTCAAACCGCCACTATCGACACCTAAAGCCCTGACTGCATCATACATACAACTCCATATCTTGACAATGTTACCGTCCAAATCTTTTTGCACACAAGCCCTATGTTTTAAAGAGGCCACGCCATATTTCCCCTTTAACAACTTTCGGATTGATTTTGTTCTTCGATCTGCACTTATAGGATTATTAACATTATCAGATATAGTTCCCCATCTCAAATTCTCCGCTCTATTGTCTGTTTTAATAGTGTTTATGTGATCCACCACGGAGCAGCCGTATTTCTTGTTTACGAAAGCATCTGCGACTAATCTATGTACATGAAATTGTTTTTGACGGCCATTTACATTTAGTGTTACCACATAATACCCTGTGCTCTTTAGAATAGGCCTTAGAAGCTGCGCAACCCCTTTTCTGGAATAATTAAGTGACTTCACGTTCCCTAAATCAGAAACCTGATAACGCCCTTCGTACCCAATTATATCTTTCCACTCTTCCATATACAGCAATTTTTCCACTGCCTCCTAAAAAGGCAGGTCATCCACATCTTCGGCGACCGGCAAATCTGCAACCTGGTCGGGAGTGGGTTCCGAGGGACGGAACACCACAGCCTTACCTCGGCCTACATACGTCCGCTTGTCCTTGCGTTCGCGCTCCTCTTTCGACTGCCGGATGAACACGCAGTGCGTATTCTCGTACTGGTCAACCTCGCGGAGCTCAGATACGCAAATGCCGATGTACTTCTTGCCGTTTTCGGCAACAAAAATCTTGTCCTTGGGAATGTCGCTGACACACAGCGACACGTTAATCAGTTCTGCCATTGTTTATTGCTTTTTGAATGTGGTTTTGATGGTCGTTTTGCTACTACGGGCTGGAGGGAAAAGAACCTCCCCCGTATCAGGGTCTGCCATTCCGGTACTCGGTAGTTTTTTCAGCATCTCCTCGCGCTCCTTGATGTCGGCTTTCAGGGCTTCCAGCGTCTTGTACATGTCGTTCAGCCGGCTGTCGCCGCACATAGAGTAGTCGTACTTCACGCCCGATTCGGCCTCCTCCAGCCGGCAGTCGCCGAACTGGTGCGACTTGCCGTATTTGGCAAGCTCCCGCAGCGTGATGTCGCGCACGTCGGTGTTCTCCTTGAATAACTTGATGGCGGCCTCCATACGGCTGATATTGATGTGAGCCGTGATCGGGTCTACCTCACCCTCCATGACCGAGGAGACAGCCCGCGCGGCCAGCTCGGCGGCGGGCGTCGATTCCCGCAGCAACATTACCTGTGCTTCCATATCACTTTGCATTTTTGCGTGCCTGACGATATGATTCGAAGAGCGCCGAGAAGCGATCCACGACTTCGGCATCGGCGTCGCGGTATTTCAGCAGGCGTGCCCCTGCGTCAAAATCTGCGGCATAGTTGTCAGTCGTGAGGAACCCGTACATCCATTTCAGCAGCTGATCGCAGGTGATAGGGTCATCCAGGTGTTCCATAGTAATTCGTTTGCGGGCAGGTGCCGGAGCGTTGGCCGGGGTCTCAGTGGATTGTGCAGTTTTTGCACTTTGCGCAGCTGCCCGGTTGGTATTCTCGATTCGCCGCTCGTCCGTGTCTGCATCTTTTGTATCGTCGATGCAAAACAACCCGTTAAGGGCATATTTGCGAGCGTAGCTCGACGCTGTACCGGTGATTTGTGCCCCATCCATCCCTTTCTTGTCGAAATCTTCACGGGCAAAAGCGGTGGCCGTCGCCGATTCTCCGGAGGCGTTGGTGATGCGCGCCGTGGCTTTCACGTAGTAGCGATCGCCGACATTGACAATGTCATCGCAAAGGTTCAACGCGCATTCATGCGCTTTGAGTAGCGGTTTGACTGCTTCGAGAATATCCTCGCAGCTCCGATACTTGTATTTCCCGAAACTGTTATACTGCCCCTTAGGGGCTTTCAGTTCCGACTGGATAGCGATTAACTCTTTCATAAGCCTACTCGTATTTAATAGTTATCACGGCTTTGCTCCGGTCGATGCCGATGCACCCTTCACGCACAACCTTATGGATTTCTTTATCCGCAAGACGTCGTGAGTACTTCGCGCTAAAGATGGTAATGTTGCCAATGGCAACTTCAATGATTGTCCTCATTGTTATAAATTGTTTCGTTTTGCGTAATTTTTCAACCGGGCCATATGCCCTGGCCATATCCGGCCGTCAATATCGGTGACATTAATAACCTCGATGCTGTCTTCGCACCCGGTTTGCACCTCCTCGAAACATCCGGCGAAGACGTCGTATCAGCGTTCATAAACAGGCATATAGTGATGCCTCGCCTGAATGTCGTAGATTTTGTATGCAACCGTATAGACCCGGCCGTCTTCATCACCACGACGATCTTTCCTGATAGCCTCCCGGAAAGCATGGTATATCAGCTTCAGGTCTATGTCGACCAGCCTTGAGGCAACCTCCGAGAATTTATCCCGATCACCGTTGATGTGCTTGCTGGGAATGTCCTGGTACTCTTCCAGTGCAAGCACAGGGGTTGACGTTGCCGTCGTGTAATATTGTGTGTCCATGGACTATCGTATTTCAACCCGGTAAATACGGGGCTTGTTCTCGTTCTTCAATGCTCGGTAGATGGCCTTGGACTGTATCCGGACAACCTTTCTCCGCAGGCGGTATTGGGCTTGCCAAAGTGCGCCTTTTATCATCGTCCACACGCATTTAACCGTGATTACCGTAAACTCATTCATGGCTTTCGAATATTGAGGTTAGCAATTTTCCAATCTCCTTTGCGCGGTGCTGATTGGATAGCACCCAGCCGAATACCACGGCAATCGGCGCAATGAACGCCAACAAGGTGATAAGATGTGCCATAGCGGCCTATTTTAACGGTTGGACTTGGAGGGGAATACCCGGCTTACGAGTATGGTGCCGACAACGACAGCATACGCGGGATAGAGCACGCGGAACTGAGCAAGGAAACAGCCTAAAGCATGCTCCTCGCACGTGGCGCGGATAACGTTGGTGTAATCGACTTTATCCGAAGAGAACATCGGACGATTGGCTTTTAGATGACACCTGTAAAAGCAGGTGCGATGCGTTGCACGGGTACTTTTATTCCCCGTTTTGCAACTCGTGTTGTGGTTTGGCATTTGGTTAACACAAGTTCGTTGAACAATATGTAAAAAGAAGGACGCGTCCTCCAGTTAGTCGCCAAACCACCACGACTGCGGGTGCAGAAGTGAACCGAGAACACGCCCTAAAAAGCGTTTTGTATTTTTCTGATATACCCGAAATCGGGTGGCTTGGCAATACAAATTTACACAAAGTTTTTAACTCTGCAAATAATATTGCCGATTTTTGAATTTTGCCCCAGATGAATAGGGGTTTGTTGGCCTTGAGATGGCAACAGTAGAATGCGGTGCGGCTTTTCTTGGCGCGCGGTGTGGTCTGGGTGTTATTTACCCGGATACCACTTGTGTTGTTCTTTGGCATTTGTTGAACACAAGTTTGGTTAATGTATGGTAAAAAAGAGGGCGTGCCCCCTATTCTCGCCAAAGAACCACAACTACGCAGAGTAGAAGTGCAACAGGAACACGCCCAAAAGAGCTTCGTATGTACTTGTTAGCTGCGCAATGCAGTTCTTTGGCAAGGGCAAATATACAACTTCATTTCGAATCTGCAAAATTATTTGCCATCGGCATCGAAAAAAGGTATCGACGGCTTCTCCTTACGGGCGATTCGGTACATCATTTCAGCCTTTGCGCCGTTGATGATCTTACCCGCAATGTTGGCAATCTCCGATGCCTCCTTGATTTCTATTTTTCGTTCACGAAGTTCGGCATACACGCGGCCCAAATCAGCCGTCAATTCCCGGATGTTTTCAATTCCTTTCATAATCAGTCTGTTTTTTAATTTCTCGATATAATTTTAGTTGAATACGTTTGTATTCGATTGTTTCGGGGGTTATGGGGAGGTTGCATCGCCTTAATTTCACTCTTAAATAATAGTCAGTTAGTGCTTCACAATTATTCATGTTTTTTTTGCGACACAACTCACGGTGCTTTTCTAGATTGGCTTCACGCCACTTGCGGCTACGTTCCCGTGCTTTTTCGGGGTTGGCAGCGTACCACTTGCGGCTACGTTCCCGTGCTTTTTCGGGGTTGGCAGCGTACCACTTACGATAATATTTCCGTCTCTTTTCGGCATTTTCAGCATCCCACTTGCGGTGCCTTTCCCGCTCCTTTTCGAGATTGGCGGCATGATACTTGCGGTTCCTTTCCCGGCACTTTTCGGGATTGGCAGCGCGATACCTGCGATAATATTCCCGTTTGCATTGTTTGCAAGTATAACTATAACCTAATTCACATGTCTTATTCTTCGCAAACTCGCTCAACGGCAATTCCTGCCCGCATTTGCGGCATATCCGAGTAATATTATCCATAATTTTAAGCGAATTGACATATAAAAAATCTTTACATTTCGAGCGTACATGTAAAGAAAATCGAGAATTCTTTACACGTTATTCGTGGATAGGGCGCCAACCGACAATCTCGAAACGTGGGTGGGAGGTTGCTAATTCATTCTCGCAGCTCCACACCCCAGAAGGTTTGCGTCTACCTACCGTATAATACGGCTCATTGGGGCGCCCTACCGCTATATACTTCACAAGCACATTGCCCTTAGGCATATCTTTTACGAATGGATTGTTCCATTGGGTCAGTTCTTCCCGTTGTAATATTAGCTGACAAATAGCCGACTCATATATGTCCTTAATCACGTCTTTATATTCCGAGACACGACATTGCGGTTCTGCCGGTTCACTATTAAGACGCCATGCGCATGTTTTGCATACAGGCGTGTGGGATTGATTACAAAAAGTATTTGCGCAAATACGCTTTGCTCGCTCTTCAATGGTTGTCATAGTGAAAATAGATTTTATCTATATTAAACAAATATAAAGTGTGTAATTATTTATACTTGTTGCAGGTAAAGTAAAATACACCTATATTTGCATTGGACTTAAGAGATGAAGGAATAACATCGTCTTTTCAAATTATTCCAAAACACAAGTTTAAAAGACCCGGTATCCTACTACCGGGTTTTGTCTTGCAGTAGGATGCAAGATTTTAAGCCGAAAGGCAACAAAGAAAGGAGGTGTTATTTATGGAATCTCTTAAGTCCAAAAACGGCAAGTTGTATAAACTCGTATTTTGCAAATACATCCGTAAAAATGGGAAAATTATTTATCCCAAAAACGCTAAAGTTTTTGCAATATGGGTACCGGTTAATAATGTAGCTTAACCAATGCCGTCGTGGAGTGGTAGGACACTCCACTTTTTCATTTACTCTATCTCAAATTAAGTGCCATCCTCCGCGCCCTCTCGGCATTCTTAAGGTACTTATCCTTGTACTTTCGGTTGGCTTTCTCCGGAGGTACGAACAGAACTGTGTTGTTGTCCAGTCGCAAGGGGACCAGCCCGTTGTCTTTGAGTTCTTGAAGATATTTATTCATGGTCGTTTGATTGCATCCAAAAGAAGTGGGGGCTTCTTACTACCCCCGCGGTGGCGACACGGCTCCCGCGCCGCCGGTTTGCGTTCTGCCCGTTTCGTGGGCTTAGCCCGCCTCGGCCTTGCTACTGTTATTCACGCGGCCTCGGATTGTCGAGGGATATACCCTCTTTCGCTTCCGTTGTGATTAGCGCGTCAAGCGCCCGATCAACTCACAACTGGGAATGAATCCCTGTTGAGCTACCCGGATTCGAACCGGGAGTACCGCCTCCAAAGGGCGGTGTGTTACCGTTACACCATAGCTCAATAAATGCCGCCGACATCTCCACTCGCCCACGCCACCGCGTAGGGCTTCGATACCGGCGGGCAACCCGGCGCAGGCCGTCACGGAGAACGCCGGGACCACTAACTTACACTTAAAATAACTTAAAATACGATTGCGGATTATTGGCAGGAATCCGCGACCTGTGACATGTAATACTCGTTAAAGCGAGTTTGCCGTCCGTCTTCCGTAACGGCCTTTTGTTTGTTCGAGCAAATGGAATAACCCATTTTACGGAGCCGGCTGATTATGCGTCTGAGTTCCGTTGTGTGGTAGAGTCTCTCGGCCTTGCGGACCGTAAGCTTGCCGCCGGCCTTGAGATAGGCGAGAATCTTACTTTGCGGATCGTGTGTCATAGGACTTCACATATTTGCCGCTTTTGCCGCGGGTCCGATTGAACTTCTGGAGTTTGCCCTCCAATTCAAGGACTCGTTTTTGCATAGAATCAAGATCGTGAGTGAGCGCCAGAAATTTCTGGTTCATGCTTGCCAGATCCTGATACGCAGTTTCGCGTTCCGCAAGAGCTTTGCCCACTTCGATCTCCAGCTCCTCGATTCTCTTCCACATCTTCCAGCGGGGCGTCAGGTCGAACCAAAGGAAGGTTCTCTTTTTCAAAATCTCTCTCTTCATAGCTATAATGTTTTAAGGTGTTTCAAAAAAAAGCCCGCGCGCCGTCACACACAAACAACCACGTCAACTAAAACCTACCAACCTCCAAATCAGCACGCGGGCATGAAGCAGGCTTTGCGCTATGCAAATAATGAAAAACTACTAAATTACCCTGATTGGAAAGAACGTGTGCACAAAGCCTGCATTAGAGCCTGTGAAGGCGATCAAACCCGCACAGGCATAATAATGCTTTATTTATCCCGGTGGTCCTCGCCGCTCATGTCATCGCAGCTTCGGAACCTATGCCAGTCTTTTGCGCGTTCAAGCTATTCGCTCTTGCGGGGCTATCACTTCGAGCCTTGCCCACGGCCCGCCGATAACGCTATTATCGGCCTAACGGATCGCTTTATACCTTGCGGCGGGGTTACTGCCAGCGATCAAACCCCTCACCCATTGGGTGGCTATTTTGGGAGTGCGGCAGGATTCGAACCTGCAACCGTTGCAATCGGTTTCATATGATGAGTAAGCGCGGACTCTTGTGGGCTTTATTTCCGGGTTTATCCCACTCGTGCCGGACACGTGCCGCTTTATATCTGCGAATAAATGAGCTTGGGTCCCATCCCTGACGCTCTCGGTTATCCATCATCATATGGCGTCTACCATTCCGCCACACACTCCTTGTTGTTATTCCTTTGATGCCTTTTGTTTATCAATACTCCATGTCTTGTGCATTGCAGCGATCAGGTCGATATACCCTTTATATTCTTCGATCTGGTCGGAAGTGTAATTTTCCGCCTTACCGATTTTCTGAAAATGCTGTTGCCATTCAGAAATAGAGAAGCGTTTGCATCCTATTTGGATTACTTCATCACCCCAATAGGAAACCGTGTGGCGAGAAGCATTGATAAATAATGCTTTGGGTGCTATTTCATTGTTGCCCAGCTTGCACCCGGCGCCCAGCTCGCACTCGTCGCCCAGTTTGCACTCGTCGCCCAGTTTGCACCCGTAGCCCAGTTTGCACCCGGCGCCCAGCTTGCACCCGGCGCCCAGCTTGCACCCGTCGCCCAGCTTGCACCCGGCGCCCAGGTTGCACCAGTTGCCCAGCTCACACCAGTCGCCCAGTTCGCACTCGTCGCCCAGCTTGCACCAGTCGCCCAGTCTGCACCAGTCGCCCAGTCTGCACCCGTAGCCCAGTTTGATATTGCGCGCCTCAAATTCGGCGGCTAATTCAGAAAGTTCATTGTACTGAAAGGGTGTCCAGCCTTTTTCATCGATCCAGAGATAAAGTGTTTTCATTGTGTGTGTATTTTTGGTTTAGTTCTCTATTAACTCTTCTACCCTGAACGCCCGGCCACGTCGTGGGCTTCTTAACCTGCGGCACTCGAAATCGGTACTGAACACTTCGACCGAGAACAGACAGAGAAGTATCGCCGCCCCTATTCTCCGGGTCATTTCGGACACATTCAGGGAGATGCCGAAGTTTACCGTGAAATACCATGTAACAAGCGCCTGCAAGGTTCGTTTGGTCCCCGTCTTGTCGTAGATGCTCTGGAGATGATTCGCTACACATTGGTATATGACGTTCATCCGATCTGCGATCTCGCGGGCCGAGTATCCCAGCACGACGAGGTTCATTACTTCACGCTCGCGCTTGCTCAGTATGGCGTCGGTTTTCATTGCTATGCCAGCCCCCACGGCTCTTTGATTCCGTAGTTGGTAAAGGTTTCTTCAATGCCTTTGCGCTCAAAATCCGTATGCTCCAGATTACCATTCGCCCGATAGCACAAGGCTTGAGGGGTAATATTACCAAGCCCCCGGCGTAAATCCTCCCGAATCATAGTCCCTATTTTGCCCGGCATTTTATCTGCAACGGCGAGACCTTTTGTAAAGGCGTTTTCTTGTATCTTTTCGTCCGTCATCATTGTTTTATTTCTGTTTTATTTGGTTATTTCTGCGTTTTTTGTATAACTTTACATTGTTTATACTTCAAACCTATTTTAACTTTGCACTTGCATTAGGTTTGACATTGCAAATATACTAAACTATTTGAGTGCACCACTACAATAGTGAAGTATTTTTTAATAAAATAATTTTATAGCATTCCAAAATATTATAGACAGATTACCTTCATGCCTGATAAACTGATAGATAAGGCCGTAGAATTACTACGAAGCACACAAGACACTCCGTATAAAATCGCCAAAGCGACTGGATTGTCACAAACAATTATCGGCAAATGGAAGAAAGGAGAAGGCAAGCCGAGTAGAGCAAATGCCAGATACATACTCCAATATTTTGGCATACCCAACATAGAAGACCAACCTATCAGCCAAGGAGGCGAAGACGTCACGCTGCCGAAAGCTGAAACAAACAACTTAGATACTATGGAGAGAATGAAATTCTTTGAAGCTCTCGAACGACGAGATCAGGAAGTATCCAGACTGATCACCATCATCGAGAAGATGCAAGGCATCACGCAAGGGGCAGAATCGGCTGCCCAAAAAAAAGAGGCGTAGCGGTATTCTAATTAGCCTTATTCCATCTCCATTAGAGCGAAAGAAATATGACAAAATTAAACCGTCTAAAATAAGCTCCATATAGCGAGCAACACACTTAAAGGAGATTACGGTCTCCTTAAAAAACGGCCGAGGCGTCAGTAGGCCAAAACATAAAAACTTCGGATTATTTCAATAGCACAAATATTTTTTACTCTTTTCTCACCATTTCATTTCGAGATAGGACAAATTCACCACAAAATTAACAGTGCTCAATATTGTTACAGATGATACAAAGTATTTATGATTTTTTCGAATTAGATATTAAGGACATTTTCAAATATTCTCCTCAATTATATACCTGAAATAAGATTTAAACCAATCGAGCAGGCAATAAGGGAAGACAAGATAGATTATGCCAAGTTGGGTCAATCGTTGCTTGCCCAAAGGTCCTGCATGTCATCCACAACAAAAGGAGAAGATGCAACGAATCGAATCATTATTGAATCAGGTGATCTTAAACCCGAAAATGCCGCATAAAGTATGTTAGCAAAACGCTCAGAATTAGAAATACGAGAATTTTCGATACTAAGAAGTAAATGCACTTTCCAACCCGTTACTGAGGTATCCGGCGATATGTCATGTAATGAATTCATGGCTCGCTACCCTATTGACATAGATTTTGACATACATCAGAATAAAGAGGAAGGGGTTTACTTTGTATTTGTATCTGTTAAGATAAATCCTGACAATCAGGCCGGGTACAGCATAATGGCGGAAGGGTGCGGAGTTTTCAATATGAATACCAAAGTGGATGAAGACACCCAACTGGATGCTTTAGTCCTTCACTCCGGCGTCAACATATGTATTACGAACCTGAGAGCCTATATTGCAAATATGACTGCATCATATCCGATGGGTAAGTATAATTTTCATCTTATTGACATGATGGATCTACTCAACAACAAAAGGCTTCAGGTTGCAGGAGAAAGTGAAGAAGAGAAGAAATAACCCCCTCCAACATTGTATTTCTTTGGCCTCGGATAATCCGGGGCTTTTTTTTGTACCTTTTGAACAATATTACCCACCAAAATAAGGTTTTCCCTATAGCAAAACACAAACCTTTTGAACAATTTGCCATCTTTAGAATAAAAGTGCAAAAAAATCTGAAATTTTTTCGCCAAACTCTTGCAAAATGCGCCGAACGTGCACACCTTTGTCCCAGATGCTTGTGATGGCGCAAGCAACGGACACAATCGGAAAGACCTTATTTGTTGGAGTTACGTGATTAGGAAGTCTGTTGGCCGTCATGCGCCAGCAGACTTTTTTTTCTTATGACTCGAAAGGCAAAAGGATTGGTACCACAGGATGACAGGGGCAACATCACGCTGTTTATGAACCGTGACGAATTGATGATCGCCATAAACGCAACGGCATTACGCTGCAAGAAATTTATTCGTCACGAAATACTCGCCAAACGGCAGGGAATACAGACAGACAATAAGTATACCCAGAAGATGGCACAACACCATATAGACGGGAAAAACTTTTTCACTCCGCCTTTTGGTAATTCACGGGACCGCAACAACCTTTGCTCTGAACCTATGAAGGCATAAACAACATGATCTATTAAAATGACATGGCAGATGTAGGCGATATAATAACTCGTAAAGTTTCCGAACTTCTATTGTTGCCCGGTAACCCTCGGCGCATATCAAAGACGGACATGGAACGCTTAATGGCTTCAATCCGTAAATACGGATTCTGGAGGCATCGACCTATTGCCATATCCACAAGAACAGGAGAAGAGATTGTCATATGCGGCAATCAACGACTTAAAGCCGCAAGAAAACTAGGGCTTAAATCGGTCCCAGCTATTATCTATAATAACCTTGACGAGCAAGAGGAAAATGACATCGTTTTGCGAGATAATATTAACAACGGCGAATGGGACTTCGAGGCATTGCAAGACGATAAATGGGGAGATCTCGATTTCAAGGAGATAGGCATTGACATGCCTGCATTTAACGAAGAGATTAAGGGAGTAAAATCCGAGCATACACCGGATAATAGAGCAGACAATTTTCCCGGAAATAATGAAGATAGGAACGCTTTCTATCAATCAATGCTCACCGACTGCTTATACGAGAGCAACAACCTTTTTGAGATTCCTAATTTGCGCCTCGATATGCAAGCGGGAAAGTTGCAACTTCCGTTTGCCCCCTATGGAGCCGAGTCGCGGCAAAAGAAGGGGGTTTGCACCTACCATTTCTACGTAGACGATTATCGCTTCGAAGCTATATGGAAGGACCCGACAAAGGTATTAAATAGCGGATGCGTAGCGCTAGTAGAGCCGAATTTGTCGTTATTCGACACAACCCCTATAGCGTGGGGGCTACAACAGATTTATAAAAAACGATGGATTTCCCGCTACTTTCAGGAATGCGGTATTTTCATATATGCTGACTTGAATGTTTCTCGGAAATTCTATGACTACAATCGCATGGGTATTCCCGATGGATACAATGCGTTTTTCACGCGAGGATATGCTGACCGCCTCGAATATCTGAAAGCAGAGCATCGGATAGCAAAAGAGATTTCAGGCAAAGAAACCCCGAACCTTATCATTTACGGAGGCGGAAAGGTTGTGCAAGAGTATTGTGCATCTAACAGCCTCGTGTATGTCGAACAATTAATGACAGCAAAAAGAAATGGCTAAAACAAGCGGTTCGATAAGAGGTAATAAATACCCCAAAGAAATATCCCTTGATGAGTATCTGGGGAAACGCGGGCTTCGGTCGCCAATCAGTGATTATATGGATGATAAATGGCGGAGCGTACGAATGACAGCCCGTGGCCGTAAAAAATTTGAACGAGAGGCCGAGGCTGCTCGTAATGAATATAGCAAAAGACGTGCTTCTGCCATAGCCGAATATGAAAATCTGGTGAAAGCTGGCAAAATAAAGAGTCCTCGCGAAACCAAACTGGAAGCCTTATTGAGTGTAGCAAGAGGCCATCCGGATAATGAAGGGACCCAAGCAGCGCGTAGATTACTAAAGAAAAGATATAATATAACCATAAGTTGACATGGCGAAAACAAGTGGAGGAATTAGGGGTACAGCTCGTAGAGCAAATGAAACGCCATTGCAATTCTACAAGAGGAGACAATCCGACCTAAACCATATATTACGAAAGGCAGAGTCTAAAGGGCAAGATGTGGTTAAATTTAACTGGGGCGATGGCACAACTCATACATTTTATAGAGGCTATGCTGGACGTTGGACAACAGATCGCCGTGAATATGAATATTTGCAGAAACACAGATACAGGAAACAGATATAGACAGTTAAAGTGATAAAAACAAGCGTTAAACAAGCGTTGTGGCAGGAGAGTACGAACATATAAAAGGCAAAGGTAATCGCTTTTCAAGCACCAACCAGCCAAAAAATCCCGGCCGGAAGCCTTCGCTGTACAGCCATATCAAAAAACTGCTCGGCACAGAAGCCAAGGCAGAATTGAGTAAAGAGGATTATTTCAAACTAATCCAATTCCTTCTGGAACAACCCCTTGACAACCTCAAAAAACTCGCCGACAGTAAGAATACACCGATTTGGATTGTCGGAGTAGTTCGAGCAGTCGTTAAGGATGCCAATATAGGACGCACCAACACCCTTGATTCACTTTTCGACCGTCTTTTCGGCAAAGCGTCGCAACCGCTTACCGGGAAGAATGAGGGTCCGATTGAATTTAAAGGTTCTATCCCTGTAAGAGAATGGATAAAAGATCGGATACGTAAAAGATGATTGAGCCGCAAGACATATATCTTCCTCTTTATGACGATACCGAGCATTTTATCATTCTGATAACCGGCGGCCGAGGCAGCGGGAAATCGTTTAATGCCGGCGCCTTTGTTGAACGCCTAACATTCGAGGAGGGGCATATTATTCTGTATTGCCGCTATACAATGACATCTGCCGCCATATCTGTCATCCCGGAATTTACAGAGAAGATAGAAGCTGACGGCACCAGCGATTTTTTCCATACTACCAAGACTGATATAGAAAATACAGTATCAGGAAGCAAGGTGCTGTTCCGGGGTATCAAGACATCATCCGGCAACCAAACGGCCAAACTCAAATCCATACAAGGAATCACAACTTTCGTGTGTGATGAGGCCGAAGAATGGACGAGCGAAACAGACTTTGACAAACTCGTGCTTTCGATTCGTCAGAAGGGAATCCAAAATAGGGTTATCATTATTATGAACCCTACTGATTCCAACCACTTCATTTATCGCAAGTATATTGAGAAGACACATAAGATCGTCCAATATGATGGCGTAGATGTACAAATAAGCACACATCCAAATGTATTGCATATACACACTACATATTTGGACAACATAGAGAATCTGAGCGAAGAATTTATCCGGGAAGTAGAACGGATGAAAGTCGAAAATCCCGATAAATATGCTCACATTGTCATGGGACGATGGGAAGACGTCGCCGAAGGAGCGATATTTAAGAATATACATATCATCAAGGATTTCCCTGCTTGGTGCGAGAATGTAGCTATCGGGCAGGACTTCGGATACACCAATGATCCGACGGCCATAGCAAAATGTGGAATGATTGGCAATAACTGTCTGTATATTGACGAGTTGTGTTACCGTACCCATATGCTTACAAAAGACATCATTGTCGAGTTAAAAAAGGTCCCTGATCTACAAGTCATGTCTGAATCCGCGGATCCGCGTCTAATTGACGAAATCGCCAATGCTGGAATCATGATATATCCAGTAGACAAAAGCGGGAGGTCGATTATAGCTGGCATTGATAAAATGCTTGAGATGGAAATATACGTAACTGAACGATCATACAATATGCTCATGGAGTTCCGAAATTACGTATGGGGGAAGGATAAAGACGGCAGGCCCATAAACACCCCTGCCGATGGACAGGCCGACCACTTAATCGATGCGGTACGATATTATGTACTCGGCAAGATACTCGGTAAAATTCAACATGTGAAAAATTACGAAGGATATTTTTAATAAAACTGTATGAAGACCTTACAGGAAATATTTGCATTGCCCACGGAAGCGGAAAAGATTGATTATCTCAAGCACCGTCGCACTCCTCTGCCCGATGCAGAAACATTGTATAAAGATTGGGACCCTGACAAACACGATGTAATGGATCCTGAAATTCGCCCTGACGGAAAAGTTATCGTTGAAGAGGCCAAGCAGGACCCGAAGACAGGCAAAGTCATCCCAGCTCAATATAAAAAAGACGATGTAAATCCGACAAACCGCATCCCGTTGCCTTTAGAGCAAGACATTACGAACATTCATACTGCATGGACCGTCGGGAAGGATCCCAAGGTAAATTGCAGCCCGAATAATGAGGAAGAAAAAGAGCTGCTCAACATCATAGACAGCATCTGCCGAAAAAACAAGATGCGCTACAACAACAAACGTCTCGTCCGCTCTTGGCTCTCTGAGACCGAAGTTGCTGAATATTGGTACGCCGTTAAGGACGAAGGTTTTTGGCGTAAGATGCTGGCTCAGGTGAAAAAAGCATTCGGGGGTAGTGTATCACCCAAATACAAGTTGCGTTGTGCAATATGGTCGCCGTTTAGGGGAGACAAACTATACCCCCTTTTTGACGATTCTGGCGACTATCTGGCTTTAAGTCGCCAATACTCCGTAAAAGAAGTTGATGGAACCGAAGTAGAATACTTCATGACTGTCACAGATGAAAAGGTGTATAAGTGGCGACTTGATTCCGATTGGATCAAAGTCGGCGAATTCAAGCACGGATTCGCAAAGAACCCTACCATATATTCGTACAGATGCAAAACTCTATGCCATAACATCAAACCTATCCGCGAACGCTTGGAGCGCCTTTTGTCTAACTTCGCAGATTGTATTGACCGATGCTTCTTCCCATATCTTATTCTTGAAGGTGAAATACACGGCACTCCCCAGCAATCAGGGAAAAACAGGATGATAAAGATCACCAACGGCGGGAAAGTGTATTATCTGAATTGGGATCAGGCAAGTGATTCAGTGCGGTTGGAACTTGATGGCCTTTGGAGTAAAGCCTATCAACTGACCAACACTCCACAGCTTTCGCTGGAAGCATTGAAAGGGCTTGGAGACGTTCCATCAGGCAGAGCGTTTCAGTTCCTATTTATGGGGACTAATCTTGCCGTAGATAATCATGCAGAAGTAATCGGCGAGCACATACAGCGCAGATACAATTTTCTTGTCTCTGCCGTAGGATCTTTAAATGCGGAGTACATGCGTGCTGCAGAGACTATTGATATTGAAACCGAGATACAGCCTTTCAGTATCGACGATATAGCCGAGAAGATCAAAAATGCTACAGACGCATGTGGAAAACCCATTGCTTCGCTCAAAACCGGTGTAATGCTGGCTGGTCTTGTAGATGATGTGGATGATGAAATAAAACTTATCGAAAGTAACGACACAAAAGAGGGAGGTGTCATGAAAGCATTGGAAGAATAAAAATAATTTCCAATATTAAAAAATTACATAAGTATTTGGTAATTCACGTGACCGTCGAAATCTTTGCCTTGAGCTTGTGGAGGATCAAGCAACAGACATCGACGAAATAACAACTAATAACTAAAATCAGTCTGTTGGCCTTCTAAGCCGACAGACTTTTTTATGCTTTGACCACAATGACATATCCAATACAATAGACCTGAAATGAAAGCAAAAATTATTGAAGCGCTGAAAACCAAGTATAGCAGCTTGGGGTTCAGTTCCAAAGCAATCGACGGGGTAGCCGAGTCGCTGGCCGCAACGGGGTTGATTACTGACGAGAACCTTGACGCAGTAGTCGAGGGGCAAAAGTCAGCACTTTCGGCAATGCAGGCCGAAATTGATAGCCGAGTAACATCGGCAGTCGAGAAAGCCAAAGCCAACAAGACAAACGCGACACCTGCTAACGGGGGCGAGCAGCAAAAAAACGAACCCGGAAATCCCTTTGACCCCGAAGCTATGAAGGCTGAATTGCTGAAAACACTCCGTGAGGAGCAGGCAGCGGCAATGTTGCAAACCCAGCAGGCCGCGCAGCGAGCTGCCACCATCGCATCAAAAGCCAAAGAGTACGGAATCCCTGAAAAATTCGCAACCAAACTAAACATCGCGCAAGACGCCGATCTCGACGAGTATTTCAAAAGCGCAAGACAGGAACTGGCTGACGCAGGTTTCGAGTTATCCGAAGCGCCCGCTCAGGGTGGCGGCATCCCCAATAGCGGAGATGACATCGCCAAACTGATTAACAAGGGTACAGAAGACATTGTTAAACACCAAAACAAGTAAAAAAAATGCCCGCAGGACTTCATTATGACCTGAATCCGATGGACGTACTGAAAGAATTGTGCCGATTTGACACAGTCTACAGGCTTTCCGGAGGTTTCAATTTCGAGGACACAAATGTCCCGAATGGAACGATGCTTATGCCGCTTACGCCTCTGCACGTCGATCTGAAGACGCGCAAAGCATCCGCGGTTAAGAACGTCAAGGTAGTTGAAAAAGTGACTACCGGTACAAAGATCAAGATTGCCAAAGGATCACTTGCCTACAAAGGCATGCACTTAGGTGATGGTACTAGTGGTGCAACTGTTTCAAGCATCAACACGAACAACGAGAAATACGACGAACTTACGATGAGTGCGGCACTCGCCGCAGAAGCCGACGCCGTGCTATTCGAGGCCGTTGCCGCAGATGGGACTACGCCGAAGGCAACTGCCAACTTCCTCAATTATGCAGTAACAAAAGTCGAACCCGGTGCGACAGTTACGGCCATCGGCAGAGCCTACGAGGTTAGGGAGTCGAAACTATACGTTCCGATTTCTGAGAAAGACAAAGAGTCCCTCACTTCACGCTTCCTGTTCACCATCTAAACTACGACAACGATGAAATTAACACTCGAAATTCTTTTCAACGACCCCAATGTCGTCAAGGCGGTCATCGACCGCACTACAGCATTGCAAGAAGATGAAATATTCTGGAAGCGATATCTTGACTTCGAGGAAACCAAATCCAGAATCTTCAAAGCATATCTCGGAACCGTAACAGGCGTGACGGCAGGTTCAATCATCGACCGCAACTCCAACAAACCTCTCCGGGAGCGCAAGTCATTGGGGAGTGGATACGGTGAAGTCGCCTACTTAGGGGACCGCTATCAGATGGATAACGACCGTCTGGATATGATCAAGTCGCTCATCGACAAATTCAACTCCGCACGCACATCAGAACAGGCGGCCGCGATGAATGCCATCATCAACTACATCTACGACGACATCCGTCAGCTTCGCCTTGCGCCCCACAAGCGCATGGATCTCGTAGTCGGTGATCTTCGTTCCGACGGCAGAGCGTCGGTCACTCTTGCGGATAACCCGCAAGGTGTCACGTTGCTCGACATGGAGTTGCCTGTCAAGCGCATTACCCCGGCTACATCAGACAAGGACAGCTTTATCACCTACCTGAAAAGTCAGATCGAGGCTTTGCGGCCGACAATGGGCCGGTTCTCCGTAATGGAGATGTCGCGTTCTACCTTCAACAAGAACATTGTCGGCGCCAAGGAATTCGCCAACACCTACAAGATGATTCTCGGTGGCGCACAGATGGCTCTTTCGGGCGGTCTCATCACTGACGCTATGACTAATCAGGTGTTTGCGGGTATCGGCCTGCCTCCGGTCCGAATCATCGACGACATGGTGGCGATGCCTGATGGTACGAGCAAGCAGGTATTCAAGGACAATCGCATTACGCTGCTCCCGCAGGACAAGATCGGCAAGATGATGTGGCACGAGCCGTACGAGATTTCCGATCCCGTTCCGAACAAGACGTATACGCGGCTTGAAGGTGGTATGTGGATCTCGAACTGGCGAACCGAAGAGGGCCGCTTTAACGAATACGGAGCCGAGTGGATCCCGAACTTCACGGCACCCAACAAAATCGCTATTCTCGATCTGTCCACTATGAACGCTTAACAAATACGGACATGACGGTTTTCGACGCAATATCGGCACGGCTATATCCTTACAACGTAGACGATAATCTGATTACGATAGCCTGCACGGACGCAGAGATGTCTGTAAAAGACGAATATACACCTTGCTATAAGATTTCTGTTGCAAAGGCAGCAATCGACGTTTTAAAACAGCTCATCGTTCTTTCGTCCGAAGGCAACGGAGGATACTCCCTCGGATATGATACGGATATGTTGCGCAAGCGCATCTGTGCTCTTGCAAAGGATAATGGCCTAACCGATATTGCCGCCGAATTTGACCCGGAACCACAAATCTTCTTTATGGACCTATGATTCGATTTCCATATACATTGGAGATATGGGATGCAGCCGTCAACAAATGGCGGGTGGTCGGTAGATGCAATGTCCATTACAACGGAAGAGCGCAATTCATCAAATCACAAAATGGGGAAGTTATTCAATACACTTATGAAGTGATTATGCCGCCCAACATAGAACCAATTGAAGAAAAAGAAGAGGTTCGTATCATTGACAATCGAGGCAGGAACATATTCGATCACCGGCATGGCAGTCAAATAGGATCCACTTTAGAAGATTCGGTATCATACCCCGTATTGGGGTTCTACAAAAGCGGACAAAGATATGAAAGCACCAAGATATGGCTTTAAAAGGATTATGCAATGATAACCACCGCAGATGCACAAAACATCCTTATTCAAAGTTGTTCTCTCTTCGGCATTAAGGCATTTCCTTCATGGGCGACGCCCGAAGGTAGGATAAAGACGGAACGCATTGTAGTAGTGCCTACTTCGCCGCAAACCCCCGCCACGTATTGGGAAGATTGCTTCATCGCTGTCAACTTATGTGTCCCCGATATTAAAGGAAAAGCAAATCTCCAGCGTCTGGACGAGCTTGAACGAGCGGCGAAAGCCAGATTCAAGGAATGGACCTACGGCACTTACGACGAATCCGCATATAGGTACAGATATGAAAATATCGGCCGCGAGGAAGATCCGAACTTAGGATGCCACTATGTCTATATCCGGGTATTATTCAGAGTATTGAACATTAAAAACAACTAAAACAATGGCAAAAGTAACAGCAGTAGGAATCAAAAAGCTGTATTACGGAGACCCTGCAAAGGTCACGGCGGATGTCACCCTTGCTTCACTCAAAACGCTCTTGAGCGACGAGAGTACCAAGCAGGTCGAGAACATTCATCAAGATACGTGGAGTATCGAGGAGGAGGAGCCGTCGACCACCGAATACCGGAATCAGCTCACAAACGGCGTATATCGCCAATCGACCGAGATGGGAAATATCCAGATGAGTTTCACCATCGGTCAATACGACTATTCGACGAAGGCCGACCTCATGGGCGGCACCGCAACCGCAACGTCGTGGAAGCGCAACCGGGGCGTGGTAATAATCGAGAAGTTCATGGTTGCCCTTACCGAAGACAATCAGTACTGCGTATTCCCGAAGGCGTCGGTTATCGCACGCGACGCCCAGACCGACGGCGCAAGTGCTATTGGCGTTGTGGCCACGGCACTCGAACCCGACAACGCAGCGGTTTCTTCGGAATACTGGTTCGATGCTTCCGAAGAGGAGGGCATTTAGCAACCTGTCAACATTCAAGTACGGGGGTGGGAGGCATAAGCCCCTCACCCCTATTCCATTATAACAATTACCATGAAATTAGACTTTATCAGCATACGTATCGCTTCAAAAGGATACACGATATACAAAATGTCGCCGATGACCGCCACCCGCATTATGACGGCAATCGACGTAAAAAAAGAGCCGGATGAAAGCAAGGCGTGCATAGCCGCAATGGCCTACAGCGTTGCGCTGGCAATCGTGGGCAGCCGGAGCATATTCCACCGCCTCAGGGCATGGCTCCTGTGCCGTCGCTTTATGAAGCGAAGCACCTTCGCCGAGCTGTTCGACTGCTATCAGAAAACCTTGCTGATGATTCCGCTGGAGGACATTGCATCGGTGGCCGCCGTGATGGAAGGATTAGCGACAACCATATCCAAAGATCATGATTAAATCGGCGGACATTGTCGCCCGGTCTCTGCTGAACAAGCATCATGTCGCGGTAAAGCTCGGAATGTTCACATTCCGGATGTACCAGCCTTTTGTCAAAGACTTGGCAAGGGCCTTTGCTGCCGGGCGGATAGATGTATCGATACAAGGCCGGCAAAGATTCTCTCTGGGCACAATATCGCGACTTATGTTCCGGCGCAAGTGGGCGCAGAAGGTATTTCTATGGTACGCCAAGAGATATGCCTCCTATGAGGAAATATCCCACGCCACCTGCGCTATAGCAGAAATAGTGTCGGGGAAAGACTTGTTCGATTCAGTCAAGATTGACAAGACGCGGCGCAATACCATTGCGGAGACCGTCGGCAACAACACTATAACCGGGATCATGGCGACGATGATGGACCAGCTGAACATATCCTACAAAGAGGCGTTTCAGGACATAAACTACCCTACCATGCTTCTGATGATGACGGACAAGGTCCGCGCGCTCGTCGGCGACGAGAAAAAGATAGTCAAAGGATCGGGGGCCGAAATGGCCAAAAGAAGAGGTAATAAAAGACGAGGTAATAAAATACATCAATGAGTGCTTTATCATTCAAAATAAATGCGGAAACCGACAAACTCAAGAGCTTCATCAGCATGCTTGAGCATTTGCGGCGCGTGCTGGCGGACATCCCTGACAGCACCAAGGATTTCGACGTCATAAACCGCAAGATCGGAGAAATGGAGGCCCGTGTGGAGCAATCCATGCGCAAGATCGCCCAAATGGAGCGTCAGGCGATGGATGCGGCGGCCAAAACAGCAGCTTCGGCCACTATAGGGAACACGGGTGGCGACTCTACAGCCGGAGCACAAGCGGCCAAGGCCGAAACGGCGGCGTATCATGAGCTAATCGAAGAATTAAAAGCCGTCAATGCTTCAAAAAAGGAGAATGTCATCCTTATATCTCAATACGAAGCTCAAATAAAGCGTCTTAAATCGGAGATAGATAGCCTGAATAAAGCGGAGAGTCAAGGCATGAAATTGACGCAGAATCAGAAGTCAAGCCGCCTTGAAGCTACGCTATCCATCGAGGAATACAAACAGGCCATATCTCGCGCCAGAAAAGAGTTAGTCAATCAAATCAAGTTCGAACAAGTCGCACGTGGATCCATTGACGAAATGTCGCAAGCATTATCACGAATGCGCACCGTATATCGCTCGTTGAATGAAAGCGAACGAACAAGCGGCTGGGGGCAAAACCTGCTCAAAAACATCGAATCCATTGATACGAAAGTTAAAGAACTAGATGCTACAATGGGGGTACACACCCGCAATGTCGGTAATTATGCTTCCGGATTCAATATGCTTGGATTCCAGATTCAGCAGGTTGCCCGCGAATTGCCGTCGTTGGCGTATGGTCCTCAAATATTCTTTTCGGCCATATCCAACAACCTGCCGATGCTGGCAGATGAAATAGCCCGTGCGAAGAAATCTGTTGATGAATTGAAGAAAGCCGGGCAAACATTCACGCCCGTATGGAAGCAGATCGCATCGTCCATCTTCTCGTGGCAGACCCTGCTTGTCGCCGGAGTTACCGTACTTACCCTTTACGGAAAGGAAATAACAAGCTGGGTGGCATCGCTGTTTAAAGGCAAGACAGCAATAGATACCGCCGCTGCCGCTCTTGAGCAATTCAATTCCGCGATGGCTCAAGGCTCTGTGTCGGCGCAATCCGAATTAACCAAGCTGAACCTGCTGTATAATGCCGCGACTGACCTGTCCAAGCCCTATGAAGAACGGGCCGAGGCCGTCAAGAAGCTGCAAGACATCTACCCTGCCTATTTCGGCAATATGGCCGCAGAACAGGTTATGGTAGGAAATGCCGTCGGCGCCTATGAAGACCTGCGGGATGCAATTATCGAGGTCGCACAGGCCAAGGCCGCCCAAGAGCTTATTACAGAGAGTTCGAAGAGTTTACAACTTATTGAAGCAACAGGCGATGCCTACACAAACTATTCTCTTGCTCTAAAAGAATATAGAATAGCATATGCAGCAGCGAAAGAAGCCAGCAAAGGGAAAGGGCCAATAACATTTTCTCTCACCTCTGAATCTGCAAGTTTTGAAAGAGCGAAAGCAAACTTAACGAAGTTTAGGAGTGATTTTATTAACGAACTATCAAATCTTAGTAAAGATGGTGATGACCTTTGGAAGCGCATAAACGAGGGCTATGAAGGAGATGTAGATGCCTTCATTGCGGCGATAAATGCCGGCATCGAAAAATTAACTCCGGCGGCAGAAAAGCTGTACACTACCCTAACCCCGGAAGAACTCAACGCAGAGGCCAAAAAAGCCCGTGATGAAGCCATAAACGCGGCAAAGAAGGCCGCATCCGACCAAGAGCGCAACCTGAAGGCACTCAATCAGAAACTGCAAAAGCTCCGGGATGATGCGTTACAGGCCGAGGTTGATTCCATGAAAGACGGAACGGCCAAGAAACTTGCGCAAATAGACCTCGACTACCAAAAGCGCGCGCGAGCCATACAAGAAGCAGAAGCCGAAATCCGCCGACTTCAAGACGGAGAGCTGACTAAGAACCAGCAAGCGCAAATTGAAGCTCTGAACAAAGCGAACAAAGCACAATATCAGCGTGACTTATCTGGTATATCCGGAATATCATTGACGCCTGAAGGATTTGCAGAAATTATCAATAAAGAAACTCAATCTTGGAATGAGTATCTGCAAAAATACGGCACCTTCCGCGAAAAGCTACAAGCCACAAAAGACATTTACGACCGAAGGATTGAAGAGGCAGGGACCGTCGGGGAAAGAAAGAGTCTCGAAGCCGAACGAGATGCTGCGATAGTGGAAATCGAAGTGCAAGCCGGGGAATGGATACGAGAACTTACAGATAAAACTAAAGACAAATTAGCCGAACTGAAAACCGAACTCGAAGCATCGTTACAATCTCTTGAGTCGGAATACAATGCCTTGGATTCATCCGATACAGAGCAGGCCCAGAAACTACGCGCTGAAATAAACAAAACCAAGGCACAAATTAATGCGGTAAATAAAGCAGCATCAAATACGCAAACATCTCCCAAAGAAAATGCAATCGAGAAATGGCAACGGCTGGAAAAGACTCTCGGAGACATTGCAGATGGGTTTAAAGATATTGGCGACGCCGTAGGAGGCACTACGGGCGAAATAATCAGTGCTGCAGGTGAGATCGCGGCAACAGCCACGAGCATGATAAGCAGTATAGTAACCCTTACTGACTCATCGGCCAATGCCATAACCACAACCTCTACAACGGCTACAAACGCAATAAAGGCAGTGGAGAGGGCTTCCGTTATTCTCGCCATCATTCAGGCTGTACTGAGTGTCGCTACTAAAATTGCAAGTCTATTCAACAATGACGAAGAGAAGCAGGCTGAAATAGACAGGCTACAAGGGCGTATTGAGCAGTTGCAATGGGAATTGGATAATGCCAACGCCATTCGATTGCAACGAAATTCTTTCGATGCAGTTAAAAATGTAAAGGACGCCTACAATAACGCGGCGAAATCAATAATGAGCGCGTACAAAGACGTAGGCAACTTTGTAGAGAGATTCTTCATCAGGCGATCCAAAGAGGCTGAAATAGAAAAAAAGGCGATCCAAAGTATAGCCGATGCTTATTCGAACCTCAAATATACAGATAGCAATCTTCTGGGTAAAAATAAATTTGGCGACACCCGCGAGCGACTTAACAATCTTGCAGAACAACAATTGTTGCTCCAAAAGCAGATTAATGCGGAGAACGACAAGAAGAAAACGGACAAATCAAAAATTAGAGAATGGGAGCGTCAGATTCAAGAGCTTGGAGCCGAAGCCGCTGAAGTGATTAACGAGGTCGTCGAAACCATTATTGGGGGCACGGCGGAAGAAATCGCAAAGGAACTTGGAGATGCGTTTATAGACGCATTTATGGAAGGCGAGAATGCGGCCGAAGCGTGGGGCGAAAAGGTGGACGAGATTGTCGCGGATATTATGCGGCAAATGATTATTTCCAAATTCCTTGAAGAGCGCATTGGCGAGGTATTTAACCGCTATAAATCTAAATGGTTTAAGGATGGCGTCTTCATCGGTATTGACAATGTGATAGACTCCATGAGTGGATTTGCGGACGATCTCAACAAGGTTGGAGATGAATTTCAAGCCATTTGGGATAGTCTTCCTGCCGAGACAAAAGAGTTGCTTGGAAATGCCGGAGCTGCTCAGCAGGAAGCCACGGAGAGAGGCTTTAAAGCCATGTCTCAAGATACCGGCGACGAGTTAAACGGCCGATTCACGGACATTCAAGGCAAGGTTACCGACATCCGAGGATATGTGATGATGCAAACTCAATCTATTATCGGGCTGCTGAACTCCATCGGAAATATCGAAACGGCCATATACACAAGCGTGCAAGTGGATAATGAGCTGCTCCGGTACGCTGTTATGACCTACATGGAGATCGTCGAAATAAACGGGAATACAGCTGTTATGAAGGCTGCTCTGACGGAAATTCGGGAAGACATAGCGGCGATCAAGCGCAATACAAGTGAACTGTAATGAAAATTGAAAAGGACATATCGGACCTGACCAAATTTATCGACGGCATCGAAGAGGAGGTTGTAGATTTCATGGATGAGAAGGCTCGTGAAGCATTAATAAGACAAAAAGAAGCGCGACTATTATCTGGCAAACGCGACTACCTAAACCACACATGGAACTTACGCAGCGCTCTTGGTTACGTAATTACTTATGAAGGAAAAGAAAAACGGCGATTTATAGGAGACCAAAATCATCCAGATCCAACGGCTGCTGCTGAAACCAATAAAGTACTCAACGAAGAAAATAAAGCCGGGACAAGCATTATTTTCGCAGACGGCATGTATTACGCCGGCTTTGTCAGTTCTAAAGGTTATGATGTCATTGATACAGCAGAATTATTTTTAGACCAAGAATTAAATAAGCAATGATCGGAGATTTACTCATCAACAGGACAGACGCCTACACAATGGGCGTTGCAATGGGTTCCGGGTTTATTGCCGGGTTAAAATCCCCTGCCGGCCTGAAAGACTTCGTAGAAAACGAAGACCCCAAGAAAGACGGCAAGGAGGTCATATATCCCGACAAACCCAAATTGGCGGCACGGGATTTAACATTGACTTTTATAATTACGGGAGAAACCCCGGAGGAGCACCTTTTAAACTACGATACTTTTATCCGGATGCTACACTTAGGTAAGGTAGATATATCGGTACCGGGAATAAGTGATGAAATATACCACCTGACATACGCAGGTAATTCAGGCAGCTACAACATATCCGGCGACCGCCTGACATCGCAATTAACAGTAAAGTTCAACGAGCCAAACCCCGCAGACAGGGGCGAGGATAAAGAAGAAGCATAATGACACACTCGAATAAAAATCTGGAAGAGATCAGGATTTCCGCTCTCCGTGGCGGAGCATGCAGGAAGGTAATGCGCATTCACGACTTCCCCGAACTCATAAAACTCATGTTCACGCCGCAGGGAATCGAATTCTGCCAAGACCACAACTTTCCCTCGGTCGAAGTGTTCAGAAAGAATCGAGACAGTTTAGAAGGGCTGGAAGTATATGTAGATGCGGGAAATATCACGCTCAAAAGTAAAGAGTGCGTATGTATCGTCGGAGATACAGATGCTACTATAGAAGCGGCAGGGACTAAATTCATCCATACGATAATCCTGATGCACGGCGCACGGGTCAAGATCAACGCCAAAGACTACGCCGTGCTCAATATCGTAAGAATCGGCGGCGAGTATTCAATAAAGAAAGACGAAACTGTGATTGTAGTGTAAAACAAAGCCGGGAAATAGTCCCGGCTTGTCAATTATTTCGTGCCCCTATTTTTACTGCTGCTGATAACTGGTATGATATCCGGCAGGTCGTCTTGGCCCGGTGGCTTTATTCCCCACTTGAAGTTCCGCCAAAGTTTCACTAACCAATTCAAGTTGCCTGTTTATTTAATATCCTCGGAATCATTGCAAATAATGGGCCTTGTTATCTTTTCTGTTGAAGTAAGATAGGCAGTTTCGGATACAGGATTGTCTGGGACATTCCCAAGGACTTGTTTTGCATTGATGGGAGATATTACCGAGTGCCCCAGTTGGTTTTCGAGTTGTTTTCGGGCTGCCTTTGCAACGCTGCCGCCACTTTTGGCTACCCGGACATTATGCTGAAATCCTTTTGGCTGTTGTTGTTTAGATATTTCCGTTACGGCGGCTTCTGCCAGCGTATTGAGGGCCAATTCGATGTTGGTCATATTGTCCCGCAAATTTTCTTTTTTTATGCCTTTAAACTGCTTGTATGATTTCGTATTACGTCCGGCCCACTCCATCGTGATAATATCCGTAAGTGCGGCATACTGTTTCCCCTCCACCCCTCTGCGCTGCCATTCATCAGTCAACTCTTTGCGAACCTCCATACTTTTTAGCCGCTGGTTGATCCAGTTGTCGGAATATCCCAGTCGCTTATAATCAAGCATCGCCTGCTGGATGGACAGTTCCGGATCCTGCATTTGGTCGAGGCGGTCGCTGGCAATTTGTGCCATCCATTGCTTGAATGGTTCAGCTTTCGGGGATGGTATCGACTGTATCAAACGGAAAAGTTGCTGTGTGTCTGCAACATCTGTAAAACGCATTTTGCCGTCCGAAGCCAACATTTTCAACTGTCCGATTTTTTCGGACACTTCGCTTCCTTCGTATTGTAACTTCTTTTTGAGGTCACTCCAATACTTTCGAGGTCGGTCTGTCCCTGTTAGGGCTTCGATTACGTCGATAATAGAAAAATACCACGTTTCGGTATCGTCATCCCATACGGTGCGAACTTTGCGATCTTCGAATAATTGTATGGCTTGTTTTTGTGTCATAGGTTGGTGTCGTTAAATTTATTCCCCTTTTTCCAATGCGAGCAAGCGCTTACTAATTTGATACAAATGTACGAAATTTATGCGTTGTGTTGGATGGAACAAATAAAAAACCGAGGCAAATGCCTCGGTTTGCGACTAAAATTTAAATCCGATTTTTATAGAAATAGCTCCTGCTAAATCTTTATAATAATCTTGGGATTGATCGGTCTCTGTAATTACAAAATCCACATATTCACTATGTTGCATAGCATATCCAACAGTAAAATATATGGCTTGTTTGTTTTTCAGGTTGAAATCTATACCTATGGCTGGCTCCAAGTACAATCCTTTTACAGCTTTCGTATTTCCACCTACATTAAAAGAATAACCTACGTTGCCTTGTATGAATGGTGCAACGAATTTGTCAGAAAAATTATACTTGATACGAGCGTAAACGGGGATCAAATATTCCTGACTCCGACTTTCGTACGTATCAGACACATATTGGACGCTTGTATGCGTATAGGATTGATAATAAAGGGCGTCTGTATACCTAAATCCCACGCCTGCGCCAATAAAAAAACGGGGGCTAAAAGCATATCCGCCAATAAACGATACATCTGCCGACTTGTTGTTATATGTCCCCAAGCCAAGCATTCCGCCTATCTCAATGGATTTTGAAAAGCCTTGAGCGTGTGCAACGCCTGAAGCAACAACAGCAACGATGAAGAGTAAGAATTTTTTCATATTCCTAATTGTATTGGTTAGTGCCGCAAAATTATAAAATTCCCCCCCCCACCAAATTTTATTCAATAAAAATGAATAGTGACAAGAAAAAAATACGAGATGTAATTGTTTTTTAGCCCACGAAAAGTTTATCCTTCAAAAATTTTGTATATATTTAAAAATAAATTTCCTTGTGAGTACTTGCACGGGGAGGAGTAGAACTTTTAAACACTAACCAACACATTTATATATGAAACGTTTTTTACTTATTTTTGTATCGTGTGTTATCTTAAATACACTTTCAGGGTGCGTTAATCAGCGCAAAAGGGATCCAAAATTAGAATATCTAAAAGAGTATTTTGCAGCAAAGGATGCTGCAAAAAATAGCCCACAGACAATAAAAAAAATATTTCTTGATTTTGAGTTTGGAATGTCTGCAAAAGAAGTAGAAAATCACTTCAAAACTCTATTGAAAGCCGGGAAAATACATATAGATCGAGGAAGAAATTTATATTATTATTCATTCCACACTCAATATGGTGAGGCTAAAATGACATTAGCGCAGGCATATCACAACGATTCATTATATAGTCTTGAATGCCGTTTTATAGGAGGTGATAATAATTTAAGTGGGAGCAAGAAGTTATGTATATTAGATGCTGCATCCAAATTCAGGGACGCCCATCCTGATTATAAATCATGGATAGTAACATTAGAAGGACTCGAAGATTTCGATCCTGATTATTATGATATTAAAGATAACGTCATCGTTCATTTTGATATGTTAAGGGGAACAATGACATATACCAATGCGCCTATTCTCAAACGGGTCGAACAGGAAAAAGAACAGCGCGAACAAAATACGATAAGCGATTTTTGATATGGGTTAAACATTAATTTGATGATATCACTCATGTAAACGAATATACACAAAATAGCTATTGTTATGAAATATTTTTGCTTAAAATTTTGCAATCACACGCAAAATTCTTATATTTGTAACGCTTAACCATGTTAGGGCAGAGATGCCCACCCTATTCACAGGTGGATTTTTTATATCCATAAGTGAACGTATTTTAAAATATAGACTTCGGTCGTGTACCTCCGTGAGATAGTCGTAATGGCTACTCAAAGCCCTAACAGGTGGTTAAGCAACGGGAAAGGCACGACCGTTTTTTTGTGTCTAATTTTTAATAGCTTAACCACCATGTTACACAAATCGCTTCCGGAAACGGATTATCAAACTCGCTGCATCGAAGCCGAGCGAACAGCCGCGCAGTACAAGAAGGCTTACTTTGACCTTCTGAGCCGTTACTGCGATATGGTTGACAAACACATCGCGGAGACAGACCGCGAGATCGCAGTATTTGCATCTACCTCTCTCACACGTCCTATTGATCCCTTCATTCTTATGAAGATGGGCGGGAACTCTGATGTCGCACAATGTAAATAGCCGAGCCATGAAGAAAAAGAATCCAAGCCCCGACTATTACCAACTCTACATTGAAGCCAACCAGCGTGCTCAAAATAACTATAATGCATACGCTCAGACTATGAAATGGCTGAATGAAACCACCAAAAAGCAAATCCAATTAGAGAGTTATATACACGCACTCGAAATGGACGCGCTCAATGCTTATTTGAACAGATCGGAGTATTTAGAACAACCTACGACAACCAAATGCTGTTAGCCATGAACAATCTGCAAATATTCAATAACGAGAAGTTCGGGCGTGTACGTATCATTATGTCCGACGACAAGCCTATGTTTCTTGCGAATGATGTAGCGAGATCATTAGGGTATATAGAGTATCAAAAGGCAATACGCACCCATTGCAAAGGGGTGTCCGAAATGGACACCCCTACAGATGGTGGGGTTCAAAAGGTGAAATACATTCCCGAATCCGATGTTTACCGCCTTGTCATGCGGTCGAAGCTCCCGCAGGCCGAGCAGTTTCAGGACTGGGTATGCGATGAGGTTCTCCCCTCTATCCGCAAGACTGGCGGATACATGTCAGCCAAAGAGACGGACACGCCCGAAATGATAATGGCACGCGCCGTGCTGGTCGCCAATGACACCATAGCCCGGCAGAAGCAACAGCTGGAGCAGGCCCAAAAGCAGGTCGCGGCACTCGCGCCGAAAGCCGAGCTGATGGACAAGGTATTGGACACGGACCAGAAGATAGACGTCGGGCAGGCGGCAAAGATTTTGAATCTACCATTTGGCCGCAACACGCTCTTCCAGCGGCTCCGCGAGCGAGGGATATTCTTCTGCAATCGCAATGAGCCTAAACAAGAGTATATTAACCGGGGTTACTTCGAGTTGAAAGAGAAATTGATCGACCGAAACAACCACGAATCGTTCACGGTCATCAAGGTTCTCGTGACGCAGAAGGGATTGGATTTCCTCGCAAGGCAGTTTGAGGTGGTCCAAACCCCGAAGAAGATGGCAGCGATAAGATAAGCCCCTGTATACTTCCCCGATGCCGGCGCCTCGCAGAAATGCGGGGCGTTTTTTATGATTTTATCATCAAAACATTTGCATAATACGCAAAAGTGTATTATATTTGTAGTACAGCAAATGAATAAACGATATGAATGTCGAACTAACAGAAAAAGAATGGGATTTGATCGAATCTATACGCAATTATCACAAAGCCTACCCTAACGGGAAAGAAGAACAAGAGTGGTATATCGAGATGATCCTCCAAGAATTATTAGAACGTGATTAATAACCAGCCCTCGACCATTTTGGCCGAGGGCACAAAAAGACAAATATGGAAATCATTGTAAAACAAAATCGGGAGACAGTAAAACAGAAGATGTCGGACATTCTGCTGGATGTGTCTTGGGCTAAGATATCTGAAAAATATTTCGGTAAATCGCGGTCATGGCTCTACCATAAGATGGACGGCATTAACAACGGGAAACCGGACGACTTCGATGATGCAGAGAAAGAAATCCTGCGCAATGCCTTGCTTGACTTATCTTCAAGGATCAACAAATGCGCTAACAGTATTTGATATCTTCATTCATTGACGCAATCCCCGGCCAAAAGGTCGGGGATTCTTTGTGCTATTTTTTTGTTTTTCACTTCAAATTTCTTGGCAAATCACGATTCCATTCTTCACAAACTATATCTTATTCGTAAATCTCCCGCCAGCCAAGAATATTTTGGCTATTGATAGTTACGCCGGTTCCGCTGATGGCGTAAATATATCCTCCTGCATCGCCAGCCGAACGCCACGCAATCGTAATATGTTCACATCCATTAGAAGCCTTGTATTTTACCATGACATTCTCGTAAATCGGAGGTAACTCTTTTTTCGGGTCGTTCCAGCGCGTCAGCAGTTCGTGTTCGGCTTGTGCGCCAGCTATAAATCCCCACTCAGTGTTCTGGCAGTGGCATTTTTCGGCGTATTCTTTTGCTCTTTCCTCAATCGTTTTCATTTCTCGTTCAGTTTTTCCCAAAGTAAGAAATTTTTTACCACATTTCTTCTAAAGAGTTTGGTAATTCACGTGACTGTCGAAACCTTTGCCTTGAGCTTGTGACGATGCAAGTGGCAAACGACAGATGGTAATTTATTCTCCGTTAGGAATACAGATATTGGATGCTCCGGTCACGAAAGAGGCTATTATCAAATATGCCCTCATGAGTGACTATTACATTCAGCTTCCCTTCAATCAACTTCAGTACATTCAAATTCCGCAAGGTTCATACATACTGTACAAAGGCCGTAAGTTCGAGATAATGGCCCCGGTATATCCGGAGTTCGACAACAAGACCGGAGGATATAAATACACGCTCAAGTTCGAGGCGCAGCAGAACCATATGAAGCGTTTTGTATGCTTCTGGCTGGGCGGAGATAATCCCGAAGCGGTATTCCACAACACCACCGATCTCGAATCATTCGGCGCCCTGATCGTGGCCAACATGAACAAACATCTTGGCGTCGAAAATTGGAGCGTAGGAACCATCGACATCGAGAATCCCAAGGCGACAAAACTCGTGTCATTCAACGGAGACAAATGCTGGGGTATACTCAACACGATCGCCGAAACTTTCGAAGTCGAATGGTGGACCGAGGAAAACGGAGATTTAGTGTCGCTTAACTTCGGAAAGCTGGAAAGAGGCACACCCGAAGAATTCAAGCGTGGCGATGTCGTCAAGAGCATCCCCGCCAAGAAGGGCGACGACTCCAGCTATGGCACCCGGTTCTATGTATTCGGATCTACACGCAACCTTACCAGCGATTATGGTCAGGCTCCGCAGGGCGGGGAGACCAACCATGTTTCAGAAATACGACTCAGGCTTCCCAACGGCCAGAGATATATAGACGCCATCCCGAATCTCGACAAAAGTGCCATTGTCGAGCAGGTCGTTTTCTTCGACGACATCTACCCCAAGAACACGGAGACGATCACAAGCATTGAGACCGTTGATCGGGAGATCATCGAGGGGCAAACAGACAAGGCCTATGTCATGTACTGCAAGGACTCGCCGTTCCTGCCGTCCGACATGATCGAAGGCGAAACGCTGGGGGCCACGTTCACCAGCGGAAGTCTCATGGGGCGTAATTTTGAATTAAGTATAAATTACAAACCTGAAACATGGAAACCCGAAGACGGCTTTGACAAGAAATTTGAGATCATCGCCCAAGTTGAGACGTCGGGAGAAAGCCAACTCATAATCCCCAATGAAAGTCTTCATCCCGAACCGGGAGATACTTTCGTACTCACGGGTGTAAAACTTCCCCAGCAACGAATCGAAGAGGCCGAAGAGGAGCTTTTGAAGGCCGGAAAAGCATACGCCGCAAAGAACAGCAGCGACACGGATGTATATACCTGCGAGACCAACCCGGTATATTGCACGGTAAACAAAAAAAATTACGATGCCGGTCAGGCTGTGCTTCTTGTCGATCCTCGATTTGGGTTAAACGGACGTCTGTCCCGAATTCAGGGATACGAAAAAAAACTCTACAACGAATATATCGCCACGTACACAATCGGCGATAATACTCCTTACTCCCGCATCGGCAGCATCGAATCGGATGTCAAGGCTACTTTGTATTCGCAACGTATAGGCGTTACAGACTCCGGAGCGGCAATATATCTCATCACCCGGTACGACTCTACTGCGGCCGAAGATTACAACGCTTATTCGGCCAAACGCGCCTTGTGGCAGTTTGCAAACAAGCAATTCCCAGACACCTTTAAGGGCAAGATGACTTTTGAGGACGGGGCGCAGTTCGGCGATTTCGCAACAGGAATTACCGGCATCGGCGGACTTATCGACAAGAAAGGGAATGCCGAAATGCAAAGCCTCAAGCTACGGGGATTCCTTGAGGTTCCTGAACTGAGGTACAATCGGGTCGATATTACAATGGGCGACACATGGTTTGCTCCAAGCGCCGGGATCATCGAGAGCGTCGATACCGAAGCCAAGACCATCACGCTCAAACTCGAAGAAGGCGAAATAGGCAGTCCGCGGGTCGGTGATATTTGCATGGGTATCTTCCACAGCTCCGAATCCTCGGATAATGCAACGGAAGACTACGATGACAGCAAAGGCAACAGACGCTTTGCCGGCTTCGCAACGTGCTATTTCCGCATTACCGAAGAGTTGGACACCACGACCTACAAGACGTTCAAATACCAACTTCGGCCCGTCTCTGCGGCTTACCCGAAGCAATACCACCCTGCTCCCTCGATGACATTTGTCGGGTATGGCTCCTTCTCGAATGAAGCCCGGCAGACATCGCGCTACGAAACAAGGACATACCAGCGTTATCTGAAGGGGGTATCCGACTGGGAATTCATATCGTCCAACATCGCAGCTCAGTACGGCGACCTGTCCAATCTGTCCGTATTCGGGATAGATATGAAAGGCTATTCGGCCTACCTCAATAACATCTACATGTCGGGCGTCATCCATCAATTTACGCCCGGCGGGGAGGAAATACCGACAATCAACGACCGAGGAAAGTGGCTCGCGTCGGAGACATACAATAAAAACGACGAGGTATATCACAATAACGCCAAGTGGCGCTGTCTTGTCGATGGGACAAAATCAGAGCCATCTACATCATCGGAAGCGTGGGTCCTTCTTATGCAGGTCCCACTGTCTTCTGTAGTTCCTGTTTACAAGCAGCAAAATGAAAAACCGGCACTTCCGACCGGCAGCACTGTTCCTCCTGACGGGTGGAGTCTCGAATATCCCGAAGGCGGCGATTCAGGTGCATCTACCGACGTAACCAACATTATAATTGATGCGGATAATGAAGGGGATGTTACCCAAGATGGTGTGTTCTATAAACTTGCTGGAAAAGGTAATAATTCGACGGTGTCGTGCAAAATACAATTCGATGCTCTCAGCGCTGGTGCGACATTGGTATTGGACATAACCGCTTATTCAGAGGAAGGGTATGACAAATTAGCGGTCGGGAAAATAAATGTTCAGAATGTCAATACGGCAGACTCCGACACCTACGAAGCTGAAGTATCAGGGAACGGCGTATCTACTACCGTCGTCGTCACAGCACCAAGCGCAGGACGTCATTTCGTTAATGTAGTATATTCGAAAGACTCGTCCGGTGATGCCAATGGCGACTATGGCTTATTTCGTATTGCGTATAATACGTCCAAGACTATTCCGTTGTGGGTGTCTTTCGGATCGGTGATTGATGGCGTTGTTCAATCGTGGTCTGATCCGGCGCGAATAAGCGGTGCCGACGGCCGACCCGGAACCGACGGAAGGCCGGGCGTGGACGGAACAGACTATGAATGGATATTTACCCGCACGACTTCGGAAACAGCACCCGCTACGCCGGCATCTCAAGATGAAGACGACTATTTGCCAGATGGCTGGACTGACGATGCCGAAGGGCCGGACAATACTCATCCTTTCGAATGGACTTGCAAGCGCTCGAAAGTCAACGGGCACTGGGGTGATTTCTCAACGCCATCACTATGGGCAAAATACTCCTTCAACGGAGAAGACGGCATAGATGGTGAAGGCGTAGAGTACATTTTCACCCGTACCAAAACCGACGATCCCAGCGATATCCCGGATGTTCCCCGCGTCGCAGAATACGACAACCCGCCTGCGCCGTGGACGGATGATCCTATGGGCGTAGACGACATTTACCAATACGAATGGGTGTCCAAGCGCATCAAGGTAAATGGAGAGTGGAGCGCTTTCTCTACACCTGCATTGTGGGCCAAATACTCTTTCGACGGAACCGACGGAAGGCCGGGTGATTGGACATCATATGTATTCAAGAAGAGCATTGATAAACCCGGCGCCCCTATTTCTACAAAGCCAATTCCTGATGGTTGGGAAGACGCTCCTTCCGGAGACGGCATTTGGTGGATGTCGAAAGCTACAATAAACGGGAGCACGGGACAGGCAAGCGCCCTGACATGGTCCGATCCGATTAAAGTTACAGGCGAAGATGGCCAGCCCGGACCATATACCGACTTCAAATACGCATCGAGCAGTGACGATAGCATAGGCCCAGATATTGAATCAAACGTAAGAGAGCCGGACGGCTGGTATGACAATCCTCCGGCGCTTTCGTCCGGGGAATATCTATGGATGACCAAAGCGCAAGTAGATGCAAATGACGAGCTTGTGGAACCGTGGTCCGACCCGGTACGCATAAGCGGAGAACAAGGCAAGCCGGGGGACAAAGGAGACCCCGGATATCAGGGTTGCATTATCCGCCTAACGGAATGGGTTTCGGGTGTAGAATATCGCAACGACGCTGATTTAGAATCAGACAGCCTGCGCTACATAGACATAGTGACTGTATATGAGAATAATCGACAACTGAAATTCCAATGCCGTCAGACTCATACTTCATCGAACTCCAATAAACCATCCGGGGGAACCACATCGACATATTGGCAACAGCTCAACGACATGGTGCCCATATATACGCCTCTACTGTTTGCCGAGAACGCCGTTATCAACTTCCTGCAAGGTATGGAGTTCGTAGTCCACAACTCCAAAACGGATATTTCCGAAAATACCATCATCGCAGGACTCGTAGGCGGCGATATCCCTCTGTTTGTCGGTAGCAACACACCGGACAACGCGCCTTTCCGAGTCGCTAAGGACGGTTCGTTTACAGCAACGAAGGCGAATATAATAGGAAGAATAGAAGCAACAAGCGGTAAAATAGGCAACTTCACGATAGACAACGATTATTGGTTGCAGTCATCTTTATCCCCGTCATCTGGAAAAGACTGTTCACTTTTTATGTCGGCTGCGCGTATCACGTTGGAAAATATAGATGACAACTATAAAAATACATTCGACGTATCGGCATATCCCACTTCTACTATGGGAGCGGTTAACCATTCCGTTTTAACAGTAAATACAAACAGAAAATCTTCTCAAGATATTAATTATTATAATATCGGGATATACATTTCGGCAGAAGGATCATTCGGCACTAATCCGCTAAATCCAAGTACAAAATGCGGTAATCATGCCCTGTATTTGAGAAAGGGAGATGTGTGCGGATTAAGATTATATAATCGCAAAATATCTTCAAATGTAACCCTTGACGATATGGATTGTTTTGTGGCGGTGGATAGCGATGGCGGGAAGCGCACTATCACACTCCCTTACAATCCACAAGACGGTCAACTTTATTATATCCGAAACATAGGAACCAAAGGCGTACAACTGAACGGAAACGGGAAGCGGATTTCGATACATACTCAAGGAGCATGGGTTAACTCAGACTCATGGACTGACCGAGAATCCCGTAATCTGATCTACTGCGCGAGTGTAGGATGCTGGGTGATGTTCAAATAGAGGGATAGAAGTAGACGGCATAATGCAATTTTAACGACCAAAATTATGAGGAAGATTAACTTAAAACGGCTTGAGATTTTTGCAGATATGCAAAAGAAAATATGCACTGTTCACGATGTGCGCGAGCAGCTTGCAAATCTCATATATGCAAATGCCTATGGTTTTGTCGGCCATGTACTCGCTCATAAAGTATATGAATCGGAAGGTGAAATAGAACTTACCGAGGCAGAAGCTCACGAATTGGGGCGTCTTGTCGCAACATTAGGATCTGCACCTCTTATTGATGCTGTATTGAGCAAACTTAACCTGAAGATCGAGGACGTAATATCTCCCGCGGACTACAAATAAAAAAAACAGCAAGTGAAGCGTATTCGTATAGGTAAAGACATCAAAATCCATTGGCCGATATTGACCAATGGCGAGCAAGTCACACTTGAAGGCCGCGATCTGCATTTGGTCCTTCATCTTCCCTCCTGCATGGAAACCCCTTTGCATTTCGAGCCTCAGGGGAACATTGCCGTATTCACTATTTCAGGCAATATGCAAAAGCAGCTGGGCGCATACCGGCTTACCATGTGGGAAAATAAAGATAAGAGCGGACAAACAGCCGTCGATTATTGCGATGCGTTTGAGTTGGTGCCTACTACATGTATGGAGGGCGGCAACGACAACAATCTGACCACGGAAACTGTCAATCTGGATTCTTCGGACTTGATCGTAGGCCTCCCCGGACCAAGTGCCTATGATCTTTACAAGAAGCACAATCCCGATGCAGAAATATCCGAGGAAGAGTATGCAAATGCTCCCATAGATGCCGCCGATGCCGCCAATGAAGCCGCAAAAGCTGCCAATGAAGCCGTAGATAAGATCGGGGATATTAATGAAGCCCTTGCCGGCAAGGTAGACAAAGAAGAAGGGAAAGGTCTGTCCTCAAACGACTATACGGACGACGATAAGGAGAAGCTGGACGGACTTTCGAATTACGACGACACGGAAATACGAGTGCAATTATCTGAAAAGGCGTCGAAAGAGGAAGTAGCCGACGCAGCTGAAAAAACACTTTCCGATGCCAACTACCACACCGATGAACGCATAGAAGAGACAAAATCAGAGATTGCAACAGGACTTCTTGAGTTCGGGCAAGAAGTGGGAAAGGCAATATCCGACGGCGACGCGACTACTCTTCAATCAGCACAAAAATACACGGATGATGCCATTGACGCCATCCCCACACCAGATGTCAGCGGGCAGATAGAGCAGCATAACACCTCGCCTACCGCCCATCCCGATATCAGGGAGATTCTGAACACCTGCGTCGGTCTTCCGGAGTTCAACAGCAAAACCTACGAGCTTACCTTCACAACGATTGCGGGCGCTAAATTGATCGTTGACCTTCCCATTGAGCAGATGGGACTTGAGTATAACGAAGAAACACGAGCCATTGAGTTCATAAATGCCGATGGATCTATTTCGTCGATCCCCGTTTCGGACTTCGTGAAAGTATACGTCGGGTCCATTGGTCCGGAAATACAGATTACTGTGGATGGTTCCGAGATTCGGGCTACGCTCCGCAATAATACCGTATCGTGGGATAAACTTACGCTGACCTTGCAGGAAGTAATTGAAGGGAAAGCCGACCGCACGGAGATTCCTACGAAAGTATCCGAACTGGAGAATGACTCCGAATTCGTTACTGCCAAAGAAATTGATCCAGAGTTGAGAAAAACCTCATTTGAGGTAGTAGCCCATTCGGACTGCACGCTGGAGGAGCGCGTCGCGCAGCTCGAATCGCTGCTTGTAAGGATGCTTTCGGGCGATGTCCTAATCCCGGAACTGCAGGTCAAGAAATTGGGCATCTGGGGCGACAACAACCTCGTCGTCACGGGCGAGGGTGCGCCGACGAAAGCCCCCGACCGCGCAGGGCAGTTCTATGTCGATACGAAGAACAACGCGGTCTACCACTCCGTGGGTAACGGCGCGGTGTCGGACTGGAAGAACGCTTAAACTACATACAACATGTCACAAGTCAACAAATACGCCAACAAGGCGGGTTACACGGCCGACAAGAATCGCAAGGACACACAGTCGGCGGTATCCTACATCGAGGACGACGGGGCGCTCATCTACGACGGCGTGAACGTCGTAGTGGACAAGCCGGCCGCCGGGGTTGGTGACCTTGCGGTCTTCGACAAGACCACGGGAACTATCCGCTTCGTCAAGGGTGCGACGCTTGTTGCAGAGCAGCTGCCGCCGCAGCTTGTCCCGGTGGCCGTGGTCTATGCCCGGCAGGGCGAGCGGGTGCTGATCGTATCGCTCGAAAATGCAACGGTCGGCAGCCAGCGATGGGCATACTCTTATGAGGTTGCATTGTCGGGTTTCGATCTCGCTGCGGGCGGTGAATTCACGCTGAACATCTATATCCGCGAATTCTCGTTTACGTACCCTGCGGGTTCGACATTGGCAGACATTGCCGCACTTATAAATTCTAAACCGGAACTCAAAGCTACATACTCCTGGGTGGCCTCGGCCTCCGAAGAGCTTTCCGCGGTTGTCATGACATGTGATGCATGGTCTACGATAGAGGGGCACAAAAAGATTTCGGCAACAGGCTGCACGTTGACGCGCCGCGCCGTGGATGTGGATTACCAAAGTATCCTAATCCTGGACACGGGTGAAGCGGAGTATTACATCCGCCGCAAGAATGGTGCGAAAGGGACTGCGGCGGGTGGTGTCCTCGACCAGTTCGCGGAATATTATTCGGAGAGAGGCCAGAAAGCCACGGGGCAGAAGCCGGGAAGCGACATAATCATTCAGGAAAGCGTTTTCACCGAAGTCGACAACCCCGATCTGGTTGCCGTGTATCCCACCTACAAGGACTACCTGTTCGCCGAGCACATGGTACAATATCCTACGGCGTTCGGGACGATGTTGCAGGATGGCAAGATCAACACGAACCTGATCGGACGGCTTACCTTCGAGGACATTTATGGTAAGACACAGTACCGCTACCCAGCCGCTGCGGCCGCTCTCGACTTCGGCATCACCGTGGAAGGGATGACGACGGGACTGGAGGCGGGTGCATGGTGGCTGCCGTCGTCGGAAGAGGTCTACCTGCTGATGCACGACAGGGTGCGTTTCGTCGCTGACGTGGAGAAAGACCCCGTAAACCGTACCCTCTTACGCTTGAAAGCTACCATGTGCTATGGTTATAATTATCATGTCCATACTTCGTGCGAGCAGGCGCAGGGAGGCATATTTATTTACAGTGGAGGCGCTGGCACCGTGGGCTATACAAGCAAATGTTTTAAATTTTCCGCCCGTCCGGTCTGCGTCTTATAACTATCAGAATCATGGAAACACAACGACAGATCGACATCCTCGAATCGCGGCAGCTCGAATTACGGGCGGTCATGGCCAAATCCGACGACAGGGCGGCCAAATGCATCAAGTCCGGCCTTGACTTCCGGGCTACCTATCCTCTGGATTATGAGGAGTACGAAGCGGCCAACGCGGAGTACAACGCGAACGAAAAGACCCTTGCGGAGCTGAGGGCCCGGCGTGCCGAAGAGCTGGCCGCCGAAGAAACGGTTATGGACTTTCAAAACCTTGAGCAATGAAGATGTATATGACCAACAAGCCCAACGGCGAGCCGTTCTATCCCGTAACCGTAGCCGAAGCCGTGCTTGTTTCCGAAGGGGAAACTTTAGCCGCGGTGCTGCAACGGCTTGAACAGAGGATCGCAGAATTGGAGAAGTCGGAAGCGGCGCCCGAGGCGCAGGCAGACGTGCTGACCGAACAATAGAATATATCCTATGGAGGAATTGTGGAGGTTTATAGAAAGGTTATGCGAGAAAGTATGGCAGGTGTCGATAGGCGCCCTGGTGTACATGTTTAACGCCATAGCCCCGATACACGACATACTGACGGCCTGCATGATTATATTCGCCGCGAACTTTTTCACGGGCCTGTTCGCCGGCGTGCTCGTGCAGCACGAAGGATTCATATTCCGCAAGGCTTTCAAGTGCATATCCGAGGCTGCGGTAATATCGGGACTGATGGCCATGATACTGCTCGTCGGGGACAACATCGACAACCACGACGGGGCGATGTCGGCGATCTCGCTCGCAGTATATGCCCTGATATATTTCTACGGGGTCAACATCCTCAAGAACCTGAACCGCATATTCCCGAAGAACCGATACATCGACTTCCTGTACTATGTGCTCTCGTTCGAGATGATTAAAAAGATTCCCTATTTGGAAAACTACAAACAAAAACAAAAGGACAAATGAAAAAGAAATGGATCGTATGGAGCATCGTTGCGGCCGTGGCCGTAGTGCTCGGAATCGTATTCCCGCGTTACATCCTCGTGGGGGTTGTTTGTGCTATGGCCGGATGGGTCGGGCATATCCTGTACACTAAACGTTTTGCCTGATGAAGCATTTTACAATGGCGGAGCTTACGCGCTCGGCCACGGCCCGTGCAAAGGGCCTGGACAATACCCCGACGGCGGAACACCGCTCCAATATCGAAATGTCCGTCGCGCAGCTGCTCGACCCGCTGCGGGAGGCGTGGGCGGTGAAATGCGCCAATGAGCAGTGGGGCACGCCTGCAATCCGGGTTTCGTCCGGTTACCGCGGCTTCGCGCTCAACAAAGCCGTCGGGGGCTCTGCGACCTCGGCGCATTGCGTCGGCTTCGCGTTCGACCTGGTGCCGGACAACGGCCGGCTGGCCGACTTCAAGCGCTTTTGCCGTACGTGGCTCAAGGGCCGCGCCTTCGACCAGATGATCTCGGAGGACGAGGATGCCGCCGGCACGCCCCGTTGGGTGCATATAGGCTACAAGAACCGCCAGGGTGGCCAGCGGCGGCAGCTGTTGACCATGCGTGCGGGCAAATATATCCCCATGACGGCATGAAACGCCTGATCCTCTACCTGTTTGCCGCCCTTGCTGCCGGGGCGTTGCTCTTCGGCTGGGGGTACCGCCGGGGTGCCGCGTCGGTGGTTGTCGAAGAAACTACGCGCATCGACACGGTGTTCTACCCGCGGCCGGAACCGCTGCCCGGCACGTACCGCTTCGCCGACATCTCAGTGCCGGTGTTGCTCTTCGCGCCGCCCGACACGGTGACGGAGACCGTCGTTGTGAAAGTCGGGGCAGACAGCGTGCAGATGAAGGTGGCGATGGAAACGCGCCCCTACTCGGACAGCACCTACCGGGCACAGGTCAGCGGGCCCCGGATCGGCAACCTTCGGCCGACGCTCGACTGGATAGAAACATACGACCGCACGACTATCCGACAGCAGGTAGTCACCCGGCGCAGCCGCTTCGCCCTGACGGCCGGGGTCGGAGCGGCGTACACACCGCAAGGGTTCCAGCCTACGGTCGGCGTAGGAGTAGGTATTATTTTATGGCAATTCTGACAGGTATGAAGATAATTTATAACGACATCATCCCCTTCAAGGGATACAAGGCTATCAATCTGTTCGGGATCGTATTTGCCCGCAAGTCCGCCCGCCCGTTGTCGGATAAAAATAAAAACCACGAAGCGATACACACCGCACAGATGAGAGAACTGTTATATGTGCCCTTCTACATCGTCTACCTATTGGATTGGGTATTTCACGGCTTCAAGTACCGAAGGATAACTTTCGAACAGGAAGCATATGCCCATGAAGATAACCCTGAATACCTTGAAATACGAAAACACTACGCGCAATGGAAGAGCTGATTTACATATACTGGGATGACTTCCCATCGGTTGTAACCGAATAACGGGCCTTGGGGTACGGGCATAAAAAAGTCCCCAACGCTTTCCCGCATATACCACTATACGATTGTGCCAACGCACCACATTGAGGACTTATTCCTTGAATCGGTGTGTTGGCTTTTTGTATAGTGGTATAACAAATTTATAATAAAAAATCGGGAAAGCATATGCGTAAATCGGAGCTTTTTGCACAAATACTCGAATGTGTTGCATTTGAAACTGAAATAGCCAAAGAACAAATCCTTTCGAAGGATAAATTTCAAGATGTGGTCGATGCACGTTACATGCTCGTGCACTTCTGCCATAAAAACGGCATGTACATCACCGACATCGCCCGGATGATGCGCTTCTCCCGCCGGGCCATAGAGAAGATGGTCGCCGGGTTCGATGAACGCAAGCGATACAGCCACCCTATATTCGAAATACAGTGCGAACTTATTGCGAAGAAGTTGCCTCCCATCTGCGCCCCAATGAATTGATATGCCTGCCGCCCGCAGCCACCTTTGCAATGTTGCAACAGGTGAACGCCCGGCCTTGACAGGGGCGGCAATCATTCAATAATTATTAAAAATGGGTTCGGATAAAACTTATATTTTCGATGGAGGCGGCTCGGGTGGCGGCCTTGACATCGCGGCTCTCGTCTCGTCAATGATGGGCAACAAGGGCATGGATCCCAACCTCGTAGCGGCACTCATGAACGGTAACAACAACCGTGGTGCATGGGGCGGTGACGGGTGCTGGTGGATCTGGATCATCCTGCTGTTCTTCTGCTGGGGCGGCTTTGGTGGCAACGGCTTCGGCGGTAACAACGCCAATGGCCTTCCTGCGCAGCTCAACGGTGACGCCGGACGGGAACTTCTTATGAACGCAATCCAAGGGAACGGCGCAGCCATCAATCAGCTGGCATCGTCGCTCAACTGCTCTACGCAGCAGATTCAGAACACGCTGTGCAACATCCAGGGCACCCTCGGCATGTCAAGCCAGCAGATCATCAACGCTGTACAGTCGATGGGATGCCAAATCGGCAACCAGATCGCCGCGTGCTGCTGCGATATGAAGCAGGCCATCAATGGCGTCAATGTGGGCATGGAGCGCGGATTCAGTAGCGTTGCCTATGAAACACAACGTCAGACCTGTGATTTACAAAACACAATTCGCGAAACTTCTCAAAGCGGGACTACAGCGATAATTTCCAAACTGGATCAAATGCAGGCAGCTGCATTGCAGGATAAAATTGATGCCCTGCGCGAAAAGAACAGCACGCTGACCACGCAGCTCAACCTCGAACACCAAAACGCCTACATGGCCGGTGTTGTAGGACAGGCTGTAGCACCCGTGAACGCCGCTGTAGCGGCTTTGCAGAATGACGTGAATAGCATCAAGTGCAAGCTGCCCGAAACGGCTACCGTGCCCTATTCGCCTATTGTCGGTGTGCCTACGTGTATTGCCGCACAATATGGTCTCGGATATGGTGCAGGGTTTGGCTTTGGGGGGAGCGGCGGATTTTGGGGATAATGCTATTATTCGCCGATAGGTGAAATGTTCTTTGACTTACTGATAAGAGGCTTCCCAATCCGAAAGCCAGCGCCAATGAAATCCTTTCAATGTGCGAGTTGGTTTTCGAATGCATTCATATATTCCTCCGATGTGAAATCCGTGTAATTGATGGGCTTCGGATGCTGTTTTATATTTTGCAACCAATATTCCATTTTTAATCTGGACAATTGGCTTTCTGTTTTTCTTGTTGGGTATTCTTCGTGCTTTTGCTGCACACTCTCTTGTGACAGGGTTAAGCATGTTCATTGAACGAGTACACCAACGAAGATTACGTGCCACATTGTTCGTCCGGTTCCCATCTATATGGTCTACATATGCATAGTTATTAGGATTGGGGATGAACGCTTTAGCAACAAGCCTATGGACTAATTCAGTCTTATCTACTCCGTGTAGGGATGTAAGTCTAACTCTCAAATATCCTCCCCGATTTGGGCGAGGAGTTAATATGCGAGGTTTAGTCGTCCAACTATTGTTATTACCTCCGCTCACGCGATGGGATAGCGATGAAACCCTACCATAATCAGATACCGCGAAATAGCCGAGCGTACCATCAATAATACGCCATTCTTCTCCTTCGAGAGCAACACTCTCTATGAATTCCCGATTTGTCATTGCCAAACAATTTAGTGGTGCCAAACGAGAAAAAGAGGGAAGGACGTTTGGCAAGCCCTTATCAGTTGGTCATGACTCCAACCTATCCCGATGTAAAATTAGTTATAATAACTTAAAATACAAAAATATGGCAGTATTCCCATTTCAGTATGTTAACCGCAGAGGCATACCGGTACTAAAAACTACAGGCGTGACAGTGGAGACCACAGGGGTTGTGTTTTCCTTTCCCAACCACGCATTTGCAAATTCGTGGTACCGGGGACTCGTGCTGGTTGAGTTGGTACAGGAAATCCCTGCCGGCACAACGGGAACACTTCCCGTGCTGTTTGAAACCAACGGGCAAAATAAGAATCTGACGACGTACAACGGAGCAAATGTTACAGTATCGGATATTCCGGGGTCAGGGGTATACCAGATATGGTATGACAAGCAGACCGATACTTTGCAATTGATGACCGGTGCCGTCTGAATTAAAAAAACAATTAACCGAAAGACGGGGAGGAGGGCTCCTTCTCCCCTATCTTTCACAAATCATTAACCAAGATGTTTCAGAACTTGAGAAAAGGCTCCTTAGTCTACGTTTTCGACAACAGGGAACAGCCTAAGTTTTATACAGCCAACGTAAAAGACGTATCGGCACCGTATTTCCCGCCCCAAAAGCCCGGGCAATTCTCGCCGATGCCGCAATTCATCAACATCTCGATAGAGGGCAACGAGCCCTGGGGCGTCCCTATGCAAGCGGACATCGTTTCAAAAGACGGACTTACCGTAGCGACGACACGGGAAGTGTTGAAGCCGACCATCATGGAGGCACAGCAGGCAAGCCGTGACATCGTGGAATCATTCGACAGGCACAAAGCCAACCTGAAGGTCTACGACGAGATCCTGATGCAGCTCGACCCCGAAGCTGCGCGTTCAAAGGAGCTCGAAGCCGAAAACAGGGAGTTGCGGAAGATGCTCGCTGACATGAACGAACGGCTGAGCCAGATACCGACGGCGGAAGAACTGAGGAGCCTTGTCAAGTCTGAACCACCTGCAAAAACAAAGTAACTATGGGTTGGAGAATCATAGGTGAAGGCCGTGGCGGCTTCGGCGGCCACGAAGAGGAGATGGAGCGGGAGCTCCGACGCGCCTACGAAGAAGGCTTTGAAGAAGGCCGGCGTGAAGGCCGTGGCGGATACGGTGAGCGTGGCAGCTACGGACAAGGTGGCGGCTACGGCGAACGTGGCGAGTATGACCGCGGCGGGTATGAGTATGACGACGCCTACGGCGAACGCCGTGGCGTAAGGGGTACAGGCCCCTATTCGCGGTATCGCAGGCGGTAAACCGGAGGGAGGGGGCCGCAGTGCCCTCTCCAATTTTTAAATCGAAAAATATGGACAGGTTAGATACACATGAAAACTTCCCGGCAGGGTTCCGGGAATATCTCGAAAATTACGGTTGGCACTTTTCAAAGAAGATGTGCGAATTCGCCGTTTCCCGCATGAAGGACAGGAACGGCAAGAAGATCGAGCCCTATTCTAAGGATAAGGTGGATGCGCTGCTCAAGCAGTACGGCATCGAACTCAAAAAGGACAAGGGCTATGATTGCGTGTACGTCTGCAACATGGCATTGGCGGACTATTTCGGGTCGTCGATACCCAATCCACAATACCTGGCGATGTTCATACGTGACTATATCAATGACGAGGACGGCTACGACGGCTTGCCATTTACACGTTACTATGCCGATACCATCGGCTCGGGAACACCCATCCTGTGGGAAGAGATGATGTAGCCATGGAAGAATACCCCCAGATCAGCGAATTCACAAACGACAACGACGAAATCGATGAAAAATATCGCAACGCTCGTCCGTAACCTGCCTGCCGACAAGTACCAGGAACTGGCCGGGGCGGTGAACGACGTATTCGAGAACAAGCGCTTCAACCGGGCACAACGCAGAAGGCTGGCGCGAAACTGGCGCAAGTACGGAAAAAGGGAGGAAAAATGAAGATTCGGGACTTGAGTATTCACAAGTATGGTTGGACGTTGCGCATATATTATGCCGTGACGTGCTACTATACGGGCGAAATACTCAAGTCCCTTACCGATATCGGATGCCCCGATACGGTTCTTCATCGCGTACAGGGGAATATGGTGAAGTGCGAAATGGATACGGGATTCACCTACTCCAACAAGGAGCATCGGCAAAGTGTCATCGTAATAGGGATGCACTCCTCGCCGTGGGAATTTCTCAACAGCTTTGAGCACGAACTGCGGCACCTCGTAGATGATATAGCCCTTACCCTCGGCCTGCCGATGGCCGGGGAAGAGGTAGCATACCTTACCGGCGAAATAAACCAGGCGCTATGGGAAGATGTGCACCAATTCACCTGTTGTAAATGTAATGGACATGGAAAAAGATGACACACAATACTGGATGGCGATGCTCGAAGTGAGCGAATGCTGCGCACCCATATTCGCTGCCGTCGTATGCGAGTTGATGAATACGATGTAGTTATATTTCCGGGATTAAATCAACGGCTTCACGCTTCTTTTCGTCAATGATTTTTGCGTATATCTGAGTTGTTTGGATATTAGTATGACCGAGCAACTTAGATACAGTGTATATATCTGTCTTATAAGTTATTAGCAATGTTGCAAAAGTGTGACGCGACACATGATAAGTCACATGTTTTTTTATGCCCGCTTTTTTAGCCCATTTATCTAAATATTTCTCAATCACCCATACCATTGGGAGAGAAAATATAATCCCGGTCTCACATTCTGTTTGAGGCAACTGATTTAAGGCATTTGCAGAAAGGGGCACCCAAATTGGCGTGCCTGTTTTTTGCTGTATTACGCGCACTTGCCTTTTATCGTCATCTATCCATTCAATATCTTCCCATCTTAATTTCTGAATGTCCGACAAGCGCAACCCACAAAAGCAACTGAATAAGAATGCCCTTTTAACCATATCATATTCGCAGGGCGTGTTAATCAACTTTTTGATTTCCTCCATCACAAGAAACGTGCGCGGTTTATTTTCGGCTTCTGGACGGTCTTCTGCCGATATGGAATCAGCAGGATTTTTTTCGATAACCCCCTCTTTGACAGCCCTATTCAAAGCTGTAGATAATACTTGAAAATACAGCGCCCTGGTTGCGCCAGTTAATAACTTTCCTCCACGCCCTCGGACTTTGTTAAGGTATTCAATATACCCCTGCAAATATTGCTTGTCAACCTGTTTGAATGTAATTTTGTTGCCAGAGTATGCCACCAGATGATTTATTGAATTCTTGATGCTCTGAGCATACATCCTCCCTCCCTTTTCCAGGTATCGTGCCGATTCGGATTGCAGATAATCAATAAAACGTAACTTAACCTGCGCCTTTGAATTAGAAAAACCATGAGAGCGATTCTGCATTTCAACGATTTTTTCAGATTTTATAGCATTCGCCAAGCTAAGCGTCTCTTTATTTTTTATCCTATCAGCATTCGAGTGTTCTGGGATAAGATATAAATGTAAAAAATCATAAACACGATGCCCAGACTGGTAAATGTCAAGATATAAAGAAATATTCCCATTCTTTAATAGTTTGCGTCTTAATTTGACTGGCTCTTTAATCTTTGCAGTAGTCAT